TATGGATCACTATCCATTTAGTGGTTATTCTGCAATGAGCTGGTGTGGTTACTTGTTAAGTAGAAAACCTGAATCTCAGATTAAGCCTACTACTTGGAATCATGAAAATATTCATCTTTATGAAGCTAAAGATAAGAAGAGATGGATAAGTTATTATTGGTCTTATGTATGGGAATGGATTAAAGGTAACCCTATAATCTATCCCGCATCTAGTGCTTACTATACTATTCCTTATGAGATGGAAGCTTATGCTAATGACGATAACTTTGATTATCTGAAAACACGTAAGCCTGAAGATCTTGATAAGTACAAGATTAAGGATAGAAAGAAGACTTATAAGGCTAATAAGAAGAATTGGAAACAATATCTTAAAACAATTAAATAATAGGAGGAATTAATTATGGCTTGCAAGGGCGGAAAGAAATCCAAAGGCGGAAAAGGCGGAAAGAAATAATTGAAAGATTATGGATAAACAAGCATTTAAATAGAGAATGCAAAACCTAAAGTCTTACCGGGAGAATAATCCCGGTAAAGGCTATTGGGATTGGAAGGTAGAAGCATTTGCAGATGGAGGAGAGATAGGTGATCCTGAGAAGGAAAGATTCTATCAAGCTACAGGTAGAAGTAGTAGTGGTAGACCTTTAGAAGAAGGTTTAAAACCTGTATTCAGTCTTGAAGATGCTGCTAACATGACTCCTATTGGTGATGCTATATCTGCTAAAGACACTTATGATGCAGTAAAGAATAGAGATTGGTTAGGTGCTGGATTAGCTGCTCTTACTGTAATACCATTCGTTCCTAATGCGATAAAAAGAGCTACACCTACAGTACGTAGAACTGGAACAGATTAGATAGATAGAATACTTAGAGCGCAAAATAAAGAAGCAAGAATGGCTACCCGTTTAAATAACGAGACATATAATATAGCGGAGAGATTAACGGATGATCCTTCTTATATGAGAAGAGCGCAGCAAGTAAAGAATAAATATGGAGATGACTATACTTCTGTATATGCAGATATAATCAATACATATAACGAATCGCCAGAATTATTACCAAAAGCTAAAGGGAGTCTATCTTTAGGAGAAGCTAGAGGTAAAATGCAAACGCAAGGATCTGCTACTACTAGACATAAGGAGGGAGGAGATTTTCCTAAAATGGGAGAATATGACTATATGTTCAATATAGATAGAGGAGTTCCTTACGGCAGTACTACACACGAAATTAATCACTTTAGTGACTTTTTAAAAAATCAATCTCCAGATGCAGTAGGCTCTAGTAACATGTACAAGTGGATGAGATCAGCTATTAAACCATATTCTGATTCTGTTAGTAAGTATTTTTCTAGTCCTACAGAATAGAAAGCATATATGAATCAATTAAGAGAATTTATGTACGCTAATAAAATGATAGATACTAGAGATTAGGTTGTTACTCCTTCTTTAATAAAGACAGCATTAGATAAATTACCAAAAGGTATGGATTCTGTTAAGAAGGCTAGTGATCAATTTAAATCTTTAAAGTCGTATACTAAATGGTTTAATACAGTTCCTCTTCTTGGAGTTGGAGCTATAGGAGCAAATAAATATTTTACAAACAATGAGAGCAGAAATTAATAATAAATTACATACTTATGTAACGGGAGTCAATACTTTAGATAAGTATATAGATGAACATTCGTATTATTATTTACCAGATGTTATAATGCCTCCACCATAGGATTCTTATAATATAGAAGATATTTTATCAGAAGACTAGATAAACTCTATTAAATTGTTTGAAGATAAAAAATATTTTACACAAGAAGAAGCCCATGAAGTGATTGAATTTTTAATAAAAAGATGTTACGAGTTAGGAGCTACTAAAAACTATTAAAAAATAAATCTAATTATATATAATTATGGAAGCAAAGAACACATTGAATGGTTTTGAGGCTATATTAGATACCTTGAACCCTCATGTAGGTACTAAGACTAAAACAGAAGATAACGATACTGACGTAGTTGATGCAGCAGCAGAAGAACTAACTGATGAAGAGTTAGAGGCATTACGTAATCCTAAACCTAAGAAAACTAACAAAGTAGAAGATGATGAGCTTGAAGACGAAGATCCTGAAGAGGAAGATGAAGATGTTACATCTAAATCTAAAAAAACTACTAAAACTCAAAAGAAATCCAAATCTGAAGATACAGAAACTAATGAAGATGAGGATAAGAGTGGGGAACAAGAATCTAATAGTGATAATACCGATGGTGGAAATGATACAAGCGATGAAGAAATAATAGTAGGATTCTTTGATTCATTAGCATCACAATTAGGATGGGATGACGTAGAAGATGATGAAAAGCCCAGAACTGCTGAAGATCTGATTGATTACTTTAAGGAAGTAATAGAAGAAAATTCTACCCCTCAGTATGCTAGTGAGGAAGTAGAAAAGCTTGATAAATTTGTTCATAATGGAGGTAAGCTTAAAGATTATTTTAGTATTGATGCTGATCTTGATATTGACAATATCGAGATAGAAGATGATGAAGTAAATCAAAAACTAGTTATTAAAGAATTTCTAAAAGAGAAAGGCTTTACTTCAAAACAAATTGAAAAGAAACTTAACAAATATGAAGAAGCTGGCTTACTGGAGGATGAGGCTACAGATGCTTTAGAGGCTCTTAGAGACATTAAAGTTGCACGTAAAGAAGAGCTATTAGCCAACCAGGAAAAATAGGCCAGAGAGGCTGAAAAGCAACAACGTGACTTCTTTAATAACGTTGTCACAGAAATAAAAGGCATGGATAGTATCTATGGAATTGATATTCCTGAGAAGGATAAGAAAGCCCTGTTGGAATACATATTCAAACCGGATGCAGATGGCATTACTAGATACTAGAAAGATTATGCTAAAAGCCTTAAGAATTTAATCACTTCTGCTTACTTTACAATGAAAGGTGATACCTTAATTGATATAGCTAAGAAGAAAGGTAAAAAAGATGCTATTGATAATTTCAAGAATACACTATCTAGAAATAGTGGAGTATCTAAGAAATCTAAAAGGCAAGTGATAAATAACGATAGCAACTCATCTATCTGGGATGCTTTCGCACGACAACTACGTGTCGCATAATAAAATTAAATAATTAAAAAATTAAATTACTAGTATTTTTATGGATAACAATATTCTTAATAACCTTCAATTATACAAAGGAAAGTGGTTCTCCGACTTGATTGATACTGCTAAGATTTCAGTAGCTTCTCAGCAGAATCCGTATCAGGTGTCTACTATCTTGTCTTACGTATTTGGTACAAAAGATAGTGGTTATAGCACTTCTTTGGATATGTTGACAGGTGGTCTTGGCAATGTAATGACAATTGATCAGCCTTCTTTTGAATGGTCTGTAATGGTTGATAATGACAGAGCCGTAACAATTAGAGACGCTAAATGGAATGGCGCAGCTATTACTGCTACTTCTACTGCAGGTTTGGGTAACACTCCTATTATGTTGTGGTTAGAAGATAATTGGTTGACCTTGGGTTAAGCCAAGCTTTACAGAAATGTATTGAAAAATAAATTCCGTTAATTGCTGGAAACTCCTAAAGATATTTAGACCGAAGAGTTAAACTTAAATATATAGAGTATGAAAAACAAAAATGGACAATCAGCAACCAAGCAAGTAATTTGGAAGCCTATAAAAAATTGGGAAGATCTTTATGAAATATCTAATGAAGGTGATGTTTACTCATTAAGAAGAGGCAAGTGTTTAAAACCTCGTTTGTCATTAGATGGATATAAAAGAGTGTGTTTGTTTAAAGATGGTAAAGGATACGAATATAGAGTAGCTAGGTTAGTAGCTGAAGCCTTTATAGAGAATCCTAAAAATAAACCACAGGTAAATCATAAAGACTACAACAGATCTAACGATATATTTAGCAACCTTGAATGGTGTGATAATTACGAAAATGCACATTATTCTTACGATGCTGGTAAATATATTAGACCTGAGAATTTTAAAGTGTATACTTTTACAAATGTGTATAATGGTAAAACATTCTCAATTATAGGTATAACAAATGTAGCAAAACAATTTGGATGTTCTAAGAAAAATTTTAAAGCTTTAATAACAAGTTACGCTAATACTGGTAAATATGTTAAACAAGGCTTATTTAAAGGACTTAGAATAGATTCTGAATACTTGAAGGTTCAACGACTAGAGAATAATCTCGTAGACTCAAGTGAGTCGAAATGCGGAACTTCCTTATAGGAAGAAGATATAGTCTAATCTTATATGAAAATATAAGCAGTAACATTTACAAACTCGAATGTTACGGGTATAGTCTAACAAGCTATATTGAATAAAACCTGTTGGCCCAGGCGCAATTTTAGAGTTTGATAATCGTGAATTCCAAGTACGTGTATCAGGTGCTCCTTATCAAGACGGTAATCTGTGGGTATATACCTGCTTTGTAGCAGATGGTCAGCCTACTTCTTATATTCCTTCTGAATATCTTGAAGCTGGAAAACAAGTATCTCGTCTTGCTTCTGCATACGAAGAATACAGTGAAGAGGGTGATATCTTGAACTACAATACTCACTTCAAGATGCGTAACTATCTTACTACTATTCGTATCAACTATGATATTACTGGTTCTGCTTACTCTACAGTAATGGCTATCGCTTTAAAGGATCCTGCTACTGGCAAGACTTCTTATCTGTGGGCTGACTACCAGGAATGGAAAGCTCTGCGTGAATGGTATAAGAGATGTGAACGTATGCTCGTTTACATGAAAACCAATGTTAACAAGGATGGTTCTTGTAACTTGAAGGGTACTAACGGTCGTCCGGTATTTATCGGTGCTGGTCTGTTGGAACAGATTGCTCCGTCTAATAGACGTTACTATACTCGTCTGACTGGCGAAATGTTGGAAGACTTCTTGTTTGACCTGTCTTATAACTGTCTGGGTACTAACGAACGTAAGTTTGTTGCTCTGACTGGTGAAATGGGTATGCGTGAATTTGACCGTATCTTGAAAGAGAAGGTAGCTACTATGAACCTGATGGATACAGTATTTGTAACTGGTTCTGGTGATAACCTTACTTTTGGTGGTCAGTTCAAGACTTACAAGATGACCAATGGTATTGAGTTGACCTTGAAGTATTTCCCGCTGTACGATGATACTACTTATAATCGTGAGTTGCATCCTGTAACCTTGAAGCCGAAAGAATCATATCGTATGACTTTCTTGGATCTTGGTCGTCGTGATGGTGAAGCTAACATCGTTAAGGTAGTTCGTAAGGATCGTGAATTCGTTACTTGGTATACTGGTGGTGCTGTTGCTCCGTCTGGTTATGCTAAGTCTAAGGATACCTTGAGATCTAATGGTAAGGATGGTTATACCGTATTCTTCCTTGGAGAAATGGGAATAATGTTGAGAGATCCACGGGCATGTGGGGAATTGATATTAGAATAATAGCTAAGTGTTAAAATTTGTTAATTAATTACAGTTATCAACAACTTTGTGGTTAGATAAACGTTATATAAATATAACAAAAAAATCTAATAGCAATGATGAGATCATATGATGTATATAAGATAACTAATAAAATTAATAACAAAGTTTACATTGGCATAACAAGTAAAGGATTAAGTGCTCGGTGGAAAGAACATCTTTATAATGCCGAGCACGGATGTCCTTTCAAATTACACAATGCTTTACGCAAATACGGTAAAGAAAACTTCTCAATCGAATTAATAGATTTTTGTAACAGTTGGGAAGAACTTGAAGAAAAAGAAAAATATTATATTTCTGAATATCAATCCTTACAAGACGAATTTGGATATAACATGACTGAAGGTGGAGATGGTACTATCGGTAGATATGTTACTATGGAAACCAGAGATAAGATTCGTCAAAAAGCTCTTGGTAGAGAAGTCTCAGAAGAGACTAGAGAGAAACTATCAGAAGCTGGTAAAGTAAGGACAGAAGGTAGAGTGGCTTACTGGGAATCTGGAAAGATAGGAGACAATAGACGTAAACCTATACTTCAGTATACCAAAGAAGGAAACTTCGTTAGGGAATTTGAAGGAATAAACATAGCAGCTAAAGAACTTGGCATGAGTCCCACTACTATCATTACCGCGCTTAAACATCAAAATATAGTAGGGTCAAAGAGAAATCCGTACATTTGGGTTTATAAATCTGAATATCCTGATGTACCTGATACAGTTCCTGCTAGTTTATATGCTAAAGATCCTAATTGGAAACCTACTATTAGTGAAGCTTGTAGAAAAGCCGATGCTAAAAGTAGGGCAAATAGAAAACTAAGCGAAAAGCAATTAAATACTTTTCGTGAAAACGGAGCTAAAATAGCTAAATCAATATGTCAATATGATAAAGAGGATAATTTGATAGCTGAGTTCCCTTCTATAATAGAAGCTTCTAGATCTACAGGGTGTGACCGAAGAGGTATTCAAAGACAGCTTCAAAACCCAGTAGATCCTAATAACTCTAGAGCTTGGAACAATGCAAGATATATCTGGAAATATAAAGAATAACAGGAAACATCTAATACAATAAATAAAGTATTATGGAAGTAATCGTTAGAATAATGAAAGTAAATCCTTGGACAGGACTTACTAAATGGCCTACTACTTTTGATTATGTGGGTCCGTACTGGACTAGATCTGGTAATATCTACACTGGCTTGAGCTCAGAAGATGCTCGTAGATTGGAAAAAGCCTTAAATAAAGAAGAAGGTGAATTAGCTCCTAATAGTGACTTTTGGACTACCTTTGCAGTTAAGATCGGTAAGAGAGATTTGATTCTTGATACTGAGAAACCTTTAGATGAATTGCAATACCTGTTTCTTAAAGGTCATAAAAGAGTAGCAGATGGCTTGTCTAATATGAATCCTTCTAAAGATTATGTACTGATTAATAAAGATGCAGAGGCTGAACAGGCTAATCGTGTTAACAAAGTTAAACGTGAAGCTTATCGTGAGCTCGATAAAATGTCTATTGAAGATATGCGTAAGTGCTTACGTCTGTATGGTATGAAATCAGATACAATGTCAAATGAATTAGTTGAAGCTAAACTTACGGAACAAGTTGAGACTTCTCCTGAGAAGTTTATGCTGAAATGGGTAGAAAACCCAAATAAAGAAATTAACTTTGTTATTGAAGAGGCTATTGCTAAAAACATTATTAGAAAGAATCGTACTCAATATTTCTTTGGTACAGATTTGATTGGTAATGGTATTGATGATGTTATTGCTTATTTGCAAGATAAAAAGAATCAAGATTTAAAATTAGCCATACTTTAGGAGATCAAAAGTAAATGACAATCACTGAATTTATAAATACTGGTTGTGGGGTAGATGCCGTTAGTGTTATATATAAGTTAACTAACTTATAGAATGGAAAGATTTATATAGGACAAACAAAAGGTTCATTACGTAAACGTATTATTTCTCATCTATCTCATGCCAATAAATTTACTAAATCTAAAAAGCATCATTTACAATTCGCTCTATAGAAATATGGTTATAACAATTTTCAAATTGAAATAATTGAAGCTTGTGATCCAAATCGTTTAAACGATCGTGAAGTGTTCTGGATTCGACATTACAATTCTACAAATCCTGATAGAGGTTACAACTGTACTAATGGAGGAGATGGATGTAGTATTGCTAGAGAAATTAAAAGCTCTACTAAGATTAAAATATCTGAAGCTAATAAAGCTAAGTGGAAAGATGAAGAATATAGAAAAAGACAACACGATTCTAGAGTTAAATCACATCAAAGGAATGCAAAGAAAATAGCATAGCTAACCTATAGCTATGAAATTATTAAAATTTGGGAATACAAGAAAGATATTTGCAATAGTTTTGGAAGCCAAATATACAATTTAAGAGGAAACAGAAAGTCTATAATAACTGGAGGTTACATATGGATGTATCTAGAAGACTATAATTCTATGCAATTACCAGAGCCGTTAATAGTACAACTGGATAAATAGATGAAAGTGATTAACTATTACTATGACTACAAGACGGCTAATATTAGAATACACGAATTGACTGGATAGTATGGTAATCTTTAGTTTAACCTCAATTAGAAGTTTACCAAATTAAAAGGTACCAGAAAAGCGAATTGTATATGGATGTTATATGAATGTTATAAACAAATTAAATCTAAGTAATGACTAATAAAGATTCTCATATAATTTTCAAGGTAGTTCTGGATAAGAATGCAGAAGGTATTGCTTATGGTGGATGCCCCGCATTTTTAGACGAGGAAGTAGACTTATTTCTTAATCAAGCATAGTTAGAAATCTTAAGTAATAAGATTACTGGTAACAATGCATTAAGAGTAGGTTTAGAAGGTTCTGTATCTAACTTATCTGAAATAGAGAAGTTAATAGCTACAGATGTTAACCTTCATGCTGTACATACAGACTACAATGAGTATGCATTAGAAGATGTTCATGATGAAGATAATAGAATGACTATACTTAGTGTATTACTTAAGTATGGATAGTTCTAGACCAATTGTGTACTTACTAGTCATGAGTTAGTAAAACCTTTTAAGTAGACTTATAATAATGTACCTTGGGTAGAGAATCCAGTAGCTACTTTAGAAAATGATAAACTCTTAGTATACGTAGATCCTGTTTTAATGCAGAATCCTATGTATGCTCCAAGAGTAGAAAATAATATAGAATTCTATAGAGTAGATCTTACTTATGTTAAGAAACCAACTAAGTTTGATTATACTAAACCTGAACAAGAGTTAGACTTCCCTGAAGATGTAATGTATGAGATTATTAATAGAGCAGTAGTAATTGCTTTAGAGAATATAGAATCTCAAAGACAATCTTCTAAGTTTTAGTTAAACCAAGTATCTGAATAATTATGTGTGAGAGAGATTTTCAAATAAATGTAGAGAGGCAGCTGAACAATATCATACCTAATTACAATGAAACCATCAAGTTTCCTTCAGATACTTTGTTTCATTTTATAAATAAAGCTAAAGACGAATATGTTAAATAGAACTTTAGAGTGTTCTAGAGAAATCAAGAGATTACTGATAACATACGTACTTTAGTGAATACTAAAAACTATACTACTTATAGTTTTAGTAAATTAGGTAATAAATGGGAAGCTGATTATCCTGAAGATTATATGTTTGCACTTGGTGAAAATGTATATATAAGTATAAAGGATAATAAATGCAATAACTTAATTACTCGTGAATCTGATGTAATAGAGGCTACAATAGAGACAGTAAGCTCTAAACTAAGTAATAGCCTATCAGATCATAGATTACGTTATAATCAAGCAAAACCTATTAGAGTATATACTGACAATAAAATTGTATTATATACTGATGGTAATTATGATATAAGTTCTTATGAACTTACCTACTTAAGAAAAGCAAAAGATCTGGGTAATGTAAGTGATCTTACTAAAGAATATACAGATCTTCCAGAAAATACACACTAGGATATAGTTGATCTAGCAGTTCAAATGATAGTACAAACTATACCTAATGCAAGTTCTAAGAAATCTTAGGACGAATAATTAAGGCGCTTACGGCCGTGGAAATCTGAAATAATGAAAGTAGAAAGTAAGCGAATAGACTAAGCGCTAATGTCTAATTTAAAAACAAACATTTAATATGATAACTTCAGTACACTCAGTTCTGATTGGAAAACAAGCTCCGGCTTCTTACACTACAGTAGATGCTTTGGCTGTTGGTGATGTTGCTTTGTTCGATGAGAATAAGGCTCTTATTAAGACTGCTGCTGATGCAGTAAATGCTAACTCTCTGTATGTAGGTGTAGCAGGTGAAAAGATGAATGTTACTATGCCTGATGGTACAGTAGCACAGAAAGCTAATATTGATTTCTCTACTGAAATTCAGAAAGCTTCTAAACCGTCTGCAGTAATTGGCGAATACGTAGCTCCTGTTGAAGAAAAGATTGTAATCACTTTAACTAACGCTACTATTATTGCTGGTAATCGTTACGTTTTGCGTATTGTTTATAAGGATTTTGAAGTAAACAACTTCCAGTTTACTCATACCTATGAAGTATATGCTGACACTACAGATGCTGGAGATTTGGTTGCTGCTTTCTTGAAGAAGATCAATGCTCATAAGAATCGTAGAGTACAGGCTTCTGCTTCTGCTGCAGTTCTGACTTTGACTGCTATGCCGAAAGATGATAATGAAGGCGTTTATTCTTTAAATGAATATAGCGTTGTATCTATGGAAGCTTCTCTGTATGAGACTATTCCTGGTGCATTGCTTGCTAATCAGCCTAAGGCAGTTGTAGGTGCTACGATTGTTAAGACTGCTGGTAATCCGGGCAAGGGTTATTGGAAGCAAGTACGTGATGCAGAAGTACGTAACATGGGTTATAAAGGTCACGTATTTACTGGTGCATATCCTATTGTTGAACAGGCTCGTAAAGTAGTAGAAGATGCAGAATATGATTATGCTATCATTGAAAACGATAACCTGTACTTAAGCAATGATAATCAGTACATCAAGACTACTCCGTTGACTACGGAAGTTTATTGTCCTAGTTTAGTTGATTCTATTGTAGATAAAGGTATTCAGTCATTTATTGCTGGTAAGACAATTGCCTAATCCACGTTAGAGAGATTGAATTTGGGATAAGATTCCTTTTACAAACTACAGAAGTGGAGTTGTGGAATATTCCACTCTCCACTTTTTTTATTGTTGATATATGGACAAATTAACAAATATACAAATAGATGGTGATAAACTGACCTTTAAGATTGAGACTGAAGTAGATCTTAGTAACTATAGTAAGGAAGTTTATATAGATGAAGTATGGAATTTAAAGAACATACTTGAAGACAGTCCTATACATAACATTAGCTTTTCTGAGAATATTACAGTAGATTCCGAAAATAATGTAACTGTAACTAATGACGATATTCTGGAATTAGATTGGAATATGAAATACGTTACTTTGAGATGTTTTACGGAATAGGAAGAAATACATTTTCATGGCATATACTACAATCCTTCAATTGTATATATGGCAGAGATTAGGAAATTACATACTCATTGCTCAACTTGTTTAGATGATCAGACTATGCAGAACATAATGTTAGTAGTCTTTAAGAGATAGTTGCTTGAGTATGCTTTAGCATCCGATTACTATCGTGATGCTTTACAATTATATGTAGATATCTGTAGATTACTTGAGATATCTATTAAACCAAAATGTGCAGCTAGTACTTGCTGTAACAATGCTATTCTTACTCAGAAAGGTGATTGTTTCAATACAGAAAACGATAAGTGTCTTCATTTAGAGAAAGAGCGTAACTCTGCTACTTTATTTAGTGGTATTTGTTACTCTTGTTCTAACAATACTTGCAGTACAGGAAATTGCAGTAATGGTTATTGTAAATTATAAAATAAATAGATATGATACAAAAATGTGATGGTGTAAAGATATTGGACTTAGAAGAGAAGCTTGAAGCTACAGGTAGTGAATACATTGTTACTGCAGAAAAAGACAATAACTATAAATTACCGCTTGAATCTGTAGCTGATATAGTTATAGGTAGTTCTAAGTTTAAAGCTGCAATTAAGGATGTATATGAATCAAGTACACCTACTGCATCTGTATCTTTGGATAAAGACCAATTCCTATTCTCATTTGGTATACCTGCAGGTAGAACAGGAGATGCAGGTAAGGACGGTAAAGATGGTAAAGATGGTAAGGACGGTAAGGATGGGATTGATGGTGTACCAGGTATAGACGGAGATACTACTAGAGTAGTAATAGCATACAAATCTACTAAAACTATACAAAGACCTGATACTCCTGTAGGAGGTAGCTGGGATTACGATACTAATACTATTACATATCCTGAAGGATGGTCTGGTAGTGATAGTAATCCTAATGGCTATGTATGGATGTCTACCGCTACATTCTCTAGTAAAGGTACAATAGTAGTGCCTTGGAGTACTCCTGTAAGACTTACAGGAGCAGATGGTCATGATGGTGCAGATGGTAGTAATATTGAGTTTGTATATAAACTTACTATAACTAGTTTGGTTACACCTACTAAACCTACAGGTAACAGTTAGACTGAAGCTATTAGACAAGGTTGGACTGATCATCCTACAGGCATCAGTGAATCGTATCAATGTGAATGGGTTTGTTCACATAACTTACAAACTGATGGTAGTTGGAGTGAGTGGAGTGATCCTACTATTTGGTCTAAATGGGGAGTAAATGGTAAAGATGGTGATGGCGTAGAGTATATATATCAGATTACTAAATTACCTGCTTCTCCTAAAGAGATTACAGATAACAACCCAGATCAAGATGAGTATATACCTCAATCAGCTCCTGGTGAACAACCTTGGACAGATAATCCTACTGGAGTAAGTAAAGAATTCCAATACGAATGGGTTAGCCAGAGAAAGTATAAAGGTGATACACATAAATGGGGCAACTTTAGTTCTCCATCATTATGGGCTAAATATGGAGACAATGGTCAAGATGGTCAACACCTTAGAGTAATGTATACTAAGACATCTGGTAGCGACGTTAAACCTAGAGATCCAGATAGATTGAATATTAATCCTGGTAGTATCTGGAGTGTAGGTATGCCTACTGCTACTGGTAAAGAAGCTATATGGGGCATTCAAGCTCTTGTTACTTTTGATAATAAGTTAGTAATTGATGAATCCTTACCTGAGGATGAAAGAGGTTGGTAGGGTCCTTATTTAATTACAGGTGTACCTGGTCTTGATGGTAATAACTTCAATTATCAAGTAGAAGCATTTAAATAGAGCTAGACTCAACCTGAGAAGCCTACTAGTAATGACCCATATAATCCTGGTGATGGTTGGGTACTTACTCCTGATATGTCTACTGGTATATGGTGGAAGTGTATAGCTACAGTTCAAGGTGAAACAGGCACAGTAATAGAATGGGGTGCTGTAATTAGAGTATCAGGTCAAGGAGTTGTTATTAAAGGTACTTTAGATTCTACAGATGATCTTCCAACGGAAGGTAATTAGATAGGAGATGGATGGGTTATCGATGGTTTCTTGTGGGTATGGAATGGTAGTGAATGGGTAAATGTAGGTAAGGTTCAAGGCATGGATGGTAACTACTATGAATACAGATTTGCTAGAAACAATAGTTGGGAAATTGCTCCTTAGTTAAATGCAGCTGAACGTTATCCTACAGGTTGGAGTTCTACTGCACCAGCGTTAAGTAGTGGTAAAGTATTATGGGCTACATTTGCTCTTATTAATGGTGGAGATAACACATTAATGGAACAATGGTGTGATCCATACTATATGACTGGTATGACTGGTGATAACGGTGGTTCAGGTATTCCTGGAGTAGGTTACGAAGTTAGATACTGTAAAGGTACTGAAACTACTTATACTGGTGAAACTTGGAGTGACTCTATGAAATGGAAGAGAAATCCTACAGGTTGGTCTATGGATGTTCCTGAGCTTACTAAAGGTGATGAGTATAATTACATATGGTTTATTCAGTGTAGAGTTATTGACGATAACATGGAAACTGCATGGTCTAAACCTAATCCTATGGGTGGTATAATTACTCCAGATCCAGTAGGTTCACAACCTATAGCATATCCCGCTGGTATATATAGTACTAGTACCCCTTATATTAATGATGGGGAGAAAGCACCTTACGTATACGATACTAGTGATGGTAACTACTATTTCTTAAAATCAGTAATGACGTGGATTGGTACTCAACAGAATAATGAATCTCCTGCTACAGATACATCTGGTGCATGGACTGTATTAGAGAATTATGAGGCAATCTATACTGATTTACTTATTGCACCTAACTCATTAGTAGGTGGAGCTGTATTTAACAATAACTTGATGTTTTCACAGAGAGGTAAGAATGCTAGTGGTGGAGATAGTTCTCAGTATGAGAATATCAATACTAGCGATCCTATGAATACCTCTAACTCATTTAGACCTAACTTCTTACTAGACTTTGAGAATGGTGAAGCTTACTTTGGAGCTGGAGGTATACACTTAGCTGCTGATTCTGAGAACAGTTAGTTACAGTTAACTACGGCAGACACTAAGCTTACGTTAGACGGTAGCGGATTGAGTATGATTAATAATACTAGTGGGCTGTCTACTGTAGGTACATATATAAAGAAAAATAATATATCCTAGCTTACAGGTGATTATTAGTTTAAACTAGATTCAACTGGTATGCATCTAGGTTAGGCTCAGTCTCCGTTTACTGAATGGTTCAGCGTAGATACTAGTGGTAACTTGAAATTAAATGATAGTATAACTATAGGAAATACAAGCGATGAGCATGCTATTATTAATAGTGGCAGCTTCTCATTAAAGAATAGCACTCTTGATAATATCGTCATTACTTATGATAATAATACTTCTTCCATAGTATTAAAGAATCCTACTGGCATAGATTCATCTAGAATAGAGATAAAAGCTTTAGACGATGATGCATCAGACGCTATTTCAGTAACCGCTTATGATTCTTAGGGTAACAAAGCGTATATATCTCCACTAGGAGTAACTGTATCTGACGGTGTAAATACTCATATAGATATTATGAAAAGTATGATTACAGTAACTAACTCTAGCGGTACGAATACTGGATGGACTGGTACTAAAAATGGTTTGCGTTTTATAGGTGGGATTTGTGTTGGTGAAGCTTAATTAAACTACTATGGATAAAGCAAAAGAATATATAAACAGTAAAACAAACTCTATACTTAAAACTAATATACTTAGGAACAATAGAGATGTTGTAGCAACCATAGTATACAATGAATTGACAGATTTATTGGAGTTTAGTAACACATCTAGTGTTACTACTCCTATAGATTCTGAAATACTAAAGAGATACTTACATTAGGTTAAACCACAATTATATAGTGGTATACCTATGAAACTCAAACCGTATTGTATTAAGTGTGGTTGTGGTAATGGATACTTTAGAGGATTATATGATCCTTATGTATTAGCATTGTTAACAGAGGATGCAGATCCTTGGTTATGGGAAGATAACGGTGTAGTACTGTTAGAATAGTAGAAAGAAAATAATTTGATTGACAATGATAGCAAGAATTAAAGGTTTAAAGATTAGTCAAGCTTCAGAACGTACTGCTGTCACAGGATAGGAAATGATTCCATTCCAAGATGGTGAAAGAAATGGTAAGATCCGAATGATAGAGTTTAAAGATATGACTATGTATATCTTTGATCCTACTATCATTGATGGTAAAGTAAGTCAAGAAGATTATGACGCATTAAAGCAAGCTATAGAAGAAGGTAAGCTTATCTATACTATTAACTCTAAGAGAAATGGTTTAGACTTAGCAACTGAAGTAGCTATAGTTGGTGGTACTATATACATTGAATCTCCTGATTTTATTAAAGAAGAAGGTACAGATAATATATCTCAAGTAGTATTTGATACTATTACTGTAGATGGTTCATTAAACTATAGTAAAGAACAATATACTACTACAGTTATTAAGACTACTGGAGATGGTACTAAAGTACTTACAGATAATGGTTAGTATGTATATATAGGTAATTTAGCATTAACTAACATTAAGTTTAAAGATGGTACTAATACATCTACTTATGACTTAGTAACTAATGGCATTACTTTCAGACAAAATAGTACTCCTTGTGTATCATGGAATACTGTTAAGAGTGGTAACAATATCTATATGGATATACGTATAGCTAATGCTACTGCCTCTATGGATGGTCTCATGAGTAAGGAAGATTATGTAGAACTTAATACTACTATTCCTGGATAGATTGAAGATTTAAAAGAAGCTGACTCCAATTTAAACAATAGAATAGACGATCTTGATGATAAGATTGATAAGGAGATTGCAGATAGAGAAGCAGAGATAGACCGTATAGAGAATAAGTTTGATGGAGTTACTGATGCATTAGAAGATGCTTTACAAAAAGAAATTGAAGATAGGAAAGCAGGCGATACTACTATTACTAATAGTTTAAATGCATTCATTAGTACTAAAGGTCAGCCTGGTGGATTAGCTGAGTTAGACTCAACTGGTAAAGTTCCAGCAGCTTAGTTACCATCCTATGTAGATGATGTATTAGAATACTCTACTAAAGCTCAATTCCCTTAGACTGGTGAAACTGGTAAAATATATGTAGCTAAAGATACTAACTTAACATATAGATGGACTGGTACTCAATACTTAGAGATTAGTTAGAGTTTAGCATTAGGTGAAACTCCTAGTACTGCATATTCTGGAGATAAAGGTAAAGCTAATAGAGATGCTTTAAATAGTATGCCTACTAAGCTTACTTCATATCTTACTCCTACTACTAGTACTGGGGAATTAGTTAAGATTAACTATAAGTATGCAGCTAAAGATGGTTTAAATTACGGTCCTCTATAGGATGATAATATAGATATACCATCAGCTACAACTACTAATGCAGGTGCTATGTCTGCAATAGATAAAGGCAGACTAGATGACTTATATAATGAATTTGGTAGTATATAGAACCCTGGTGATAAACTTGATTCACTGCCTAATAACTTAGTTACCGGTATAGATGCAACATCTAGAAATGCAACTAGTGTAACTATTAACTATAAGCAATCTGATTTATCTGCAGCTAGTAATTCATATGCGAATCCTATTACTAAGTCATAGACTATACCTGCTGCTACACAATCTGCAGCCGGTGTAATGACTGCTACTGATAAATAGAACTTAGACGTTAATATACCTAATAGAATTACTAATCTGGATAATAGAGTAACTACTGAAGTAGATAGATTAGAAGAGCTTATCGAGAGCAGTTCATCCGAGATTACTAATGATTTGAATGTAGAGATTCAAGCTAGAAAGGATGGTGATAATTAGTTACAGACTAACATCAATAATCTGTAGTCTACTATGAATACAGAATTAGCTAAGAAGGTTGGTAAAGTAACCGTAGCTGGTTCTGGTAATGCTGTTACTACTGCATCTATTAGTGGTGATACTCTTACTCTAACTAAAGGAGCTACATATAACAACTATGTACATCCTGCTGGTTCTGCACCTAGTAAAGCATCTGGATTATATAAATTCTCTACTGATTCTACTAGTCATGTAGCTAGTGTTACTGCTGTAACTAAAGCCGATATAACTGCATTAGGTATACCTGCATAGAATACTAATACTACTTATACATTTGCTAATGGTTCTGCTGGTAATTTCACAGTAACTCCATCTGGGGGTAGTGCATAGACGGTAAGTATTGGTAAACCAGCTAATGCTGGTAATGCTGATACAGTTGGTGGTATTAGTCCATCTGCTTTTGTAAAGAAAGCTGGGGATACTATGACGGGAGTATTATCAATAAATCAAACTTCATCTGGCTAGCCTTTAACTTTGCGCGGTACTAATACTACGGGTCTTATCTAGTTTGTTAATAACGAAGTAGAAACTGCAGAAGTAGGATATACTAACTCATTAGGTGCATATCTGTATAATGATAAACTATCAACTCATCCGTGTATATCATTAGGTATAGTAGATAGTTTAGATGAAGGAGCAACTTTCTATTATGGAGGTACTCATTATAAATTACTTCATAAAGGTAATTATGCTAACGAGTTAGATTAGCGTTATTCACCAAAAACGGTATATGACTATGATAAAGGATGTTTGGTAAAATTAAGAAATGCATCTAGTGTTGATGCAATGATTACTGTAAGAATATTCGGTAATTCCTATACAGTTTATACTACACCTCCGTTTGATACAGTAATATAGTTCTATAATTATAATACAGGAAACTCAATAATATAGTATTCTGGGGTTAATAACGGAGCTGGATTTGGTGATATAAAGGTATTTAACTATAATGGTTAGGTCTATCTATGGTTTAAACAAACACGACAATTCCAATCTTTTGTAGTACACGCTTATTATAGTAATAGCAGTGACTATAGAAACATGGTTGAAACTATTACCAATGAAGATATGCCTACTTCTGGAGTAACTAGAACAGTAACTATAACTCCTAAATAGGCTATATACTCTTATGATAATATATCAGTAGGTAATGTTACGTCTTCTGCTAGCATCAAGGCTTCTGCTAATATGGTTGCTAGATATATTAGCTTCAATAATAGCGATGGTAACAATGCAGGTTACATAGGCTCTGGATCTCCAACAACTAATGATTTATATTTTATATCTCAACGAGATAATGGTATTCATATTTCTGCAGACAATAGTACTGCTACAGGAGGTATAAATTTAACTGCAAATACTAATCTAGTATCTATAGGTTCTACTACCGCTACTGAGAAATTACATGTAGTTGGTAACATTAAGGCTACAGGTAAAGTATCTGCAGCAGGTGGTTTCTTCAAAGAATCTGATGCTCGTCTAAAATCAGATATTAAACCTTTAGACTATACCTTAGACTAGATATGTTCTATACCTACTGTATCATTTATAATGAATAATTAGAAGCAAATAGGTACTATAGCATAGAACTTAGAGGAATTAGGTTTTGAAGATATAGTAACTGAAAGTGATACTCTTAAGTCTGAAGTAAAGAACCCTGAACAATTTGAATCATTCACTAAAGATGGTGAAGAGTATGTTAAGGTTAAGAAGGTAGAGTATGAGATGTTAGGTGTATTAGCTATTGAAGGAGTTAAGATGCTTAAGGATGAGATTGAAAAGCTTAAAGCTGAAATAGAAACTTTAAAGAATAAGCAGCATGAGTAATGAAATAGCAACATATTCTATGATATTAAGTAAGCTTAGTCTGGGTAAGAGTGGGACAGAATGTCCTACTAAGACCTAGATTTTAGCTATTAATTCATTGATAGTCATTGAGAATGCTTCTACTTATGGAGCTAATGAATGTGTAAAGATAGATGATATACGTAAGAAGGTAGAGACTTGGAACTACTATTTAACAGTATCTCCTACTAGTATGTCATTTGGAGCTGGCGGTGGTAGTAAGTCTTTTACTGTTAGTTCTTATAAAAGAAAGGTATTGGATGGGGTAGAATAGAGTGGTAATACTAGTGTATCATTAAAGTCTACTACTATATCTGGTACTGGGTTCTCTTTAAGTGGAACTACAGTAAGCGCTTCTGCTAATGAAGGCACTTCAAATAGAACAGGTACAGTTACTATAACTTAGAATGAGTCTAATAAGACAGCTACTATTAGTCTGTCACAAAGTGGAGATACTATTAGTTCATATGGAGAATGGACTATATCTGTATCAGCTAATCCTACTAGTGTATCTAGTAGTGGAGGTACTTCTACTATTACAGCTAGTGCTAAGAGAACCGTATATTGGGCTAGTGGAGATGTTACTGAAGAAACAGGTAATCCTACATTGTCTACTGACTTAGGTAGTCTTAGTAGTACGGCTTCACCTAGTACTTTAACATTAGGAGAGAATACATCTACATCTAGTAGAACTGCAACTATTACTGCATCTTATAGTGGTAAGTCAGCTACTTGCACAGTTACTCAAGCTGGTGCGGAACCTACTATTGAGTATGTATTTACAATTAGTCCATGGCAAGTTAATGTTGGAGCTAGTGGTGGTACAGGAGATATAGGCTTTACTTCATATAAGTTGGTAAATGGTAATCAAATCAGTTTAGGATATAGTATAGATAGTAGTACATTACCTTCGTGGGCAACATATAGCAATGGTAGATTTACTATAAGTTCTAATTCATCTACATCTTCTAGATCTGCGAATGTGTATTTCGTATAGAGTGAATCTGGAAAAAGAGATTATGCTACAATATCACAAAGTGGTTATGTACCACCCGCAGATAATTATGTATTTACTTGGGAAGGTGGTAGTACTTCAGATACTAGTGCAAACTTCCCGTGGGACTTCTCTACTAATGGAACTGCTGCTAATATACCAGTAGTATCTACTAAGAATGGTAGTAGTCAATCTTGGAGTGTGTCTAGTAAACCTAGCTGGATAACTACTTCTACTACTAGTAGTAAAGTGACTATCAGTGCATCTGATAATAGCGGATCTGCAAGAAGTGGAGAAGTAGTATTAACTCAGAGTGGTTCTGGTAAAACACTTACTGTTAATGTTAGTCAAGCAGCTTATTCTGCAACAGTAGAATGGAAATATAAGTTCGGGTTTAGTAATGGGGCTAGGGACAATATATCAATTGCAATCAGACATATGAAAGAGTATGATAGCGGTTCAGTTACTTTTGCTAGCTATAAATCTAAATATGTGGACGGAGTAGAAGACGTTAGTTCTAGACAATACGTAGATTTTAGTATAGGAGATTATGCTTCTTGGGCAACTGTAACTAAAGTATCTAGTTCCATTGCTAATGAGGGTAAATTTGAATTTACACTGTCATCTAATTTTAATAATAAAAGTAATAGATAGACATTTGTTACTGTAACACAAAATGAAAGTAACAAATCTATTACCTGTGATATTATGCAAGTAGGTAGTGACGCATTTGTTGCAACGTACTATTCGCATGTTAGAGGAAGTGATACTTATCCTAATGAAATTAGTTTTGGAATTGTAACCACTCCAACAACAAAATAGTATGAGTGGGAGAGTACGTTTGAAGTACATACTGTAGATTCGGACTATGATGCATATACCTATAATTACGGAGCTATTAGTGAGGTAAAAAAGGTAACTGCTAACGCATCAATGAATACAACTTGGTTTGGTTATGAATATATACAGGATGGTGGAAGTTACTAGTATGATTTATTGAAAGTTAATGCTCCTAAGTCTGATGGTATAAATCATAGTGAAAAATTATACATTTTACAACTTGTTACTTCAGCCCCATCAACTAGCTATAATTATAGAGAGATTACAAATACACCAATAGCAGCTGAGATATTAGTGACACAGAGAGGTAATACAATATCGTGAATCCGTATTTAGCACATATGACAGATAGAGAATTGTTGGAGCAGATATATCTTCTGCTCCTTCAAATCAACGTGAAGGTAAGTGAGATAGATAATGATACTAAACAATTTGGTATGAACGTAGCAGCCAATCTAGTTGGTGAGGCTCTAATGATAAATAACAATGATGCCTAGAGAAGAAATAATTAAACAGCTTAAACCTTACTTTGACGTAAAGGAGTTAGTATGCAATCACATATATAGTAGATTTGGAGAATAGTCATGGATGTTTCTAAGTACTCAGTTGCTGCATGTATTACTATGTCTACGTACAGATATACTACGTATGCCAATGCATATTAATATTGGTAATATGCATCAAAGGGGTATGCGTTGCAACCTGTGTCCTTTAGTAAAGAGTAAGAAAGGAGTATATGTATCTGCACATGTAACAGGTAATGCCATTGACTTTACTTGTGATGATAAGACTGCAGAAGAAATAAGAGAAATGATAAAGGCTAAACCTTTATTGTTGCCATGTAAAGTACGTTTAGAGGAACAGTGCAACTGGGTTCATATCGATGTATATGATGATGGCACAGAAGATAAAATAACAACATTTAAAGCATAACATATGTTACAGAGAGAGATAGTTAGATTTAGAGCATCAGATACGCAGCCTAATCCTCTAGAAGTAGATTATTGGATTGACGTTACTTCTAACTACTATGGTGGTTGTATTAGATATTATCGTAATGATACTAATACATGGGAGATGCTTGATTTGAATGATAAACAAGTAGATGCTATCATTGATTATATTAATAATGCTCTTGATTAGATAGAACAGTTTATTAATGATTCTATAACTGAAATCAGAAATGAATTAGCTGAATTTAAAGATGAACTGAAAGAGGAAGTTAATAAACTGTGGTAGTATATTAATCAGAAAGTAGAAGAGTTAACTACTCAGATTAACAATATTAGAAATGAGATTAATGATATCAAAGGCGATGTTAATAATATCAAGTAGGATATTACAAATATTAATAACAACATTGATGATATAAATCAAGATATTACTAATATCAATTCTAATATTGAAGAGATACGTCAAGATATAACTAATATAGTAGGTAGTGATTTAAGTTCTATTCAACAGAAGATTACTGAATTAACTCAGAATATTCAAGAGTTAGATAGTAAGATTGACCAATAGATTAGTGATTTAAGAAGCTATGTAAATAGTGAGATTATTAAAGCTAAGAATGAACTTAAGACTTACGTAGATGGTAAAGTTACTGATCTTACTGAGTTAATTAATCAAGAGACTGAGAATAGAACTAATGCAGATAATAATTTGCAATCTCAGATTAATGAGCTTAGACAATTGATTACTAATGCACAGAATGCTATTGATACTCATGCAGCCAGAAGAGATAATCCTCATGTAGTTACTAGAGCCCAATTATCATTAGCTACTACTGATAGTGTTGTGTTTAATAAAGTAAGTGCTCCTAGTGGGTTCTTTAAAGAGTAATAGTTATGAATAAATGTGACGGTATAAAGATATTGGAGCTGGATCCTAAGCGTATACTAGAAGGAAACGAATACATGGTAATAGCAGAGAAGGATTAGAACTTTAAAGCTCCTATTAACTAGATTGTTGATTTAGTAGTTAGTGATGATAGACTTAAGGATTACATAGATACTACTATAGAATCTTCAATAGGTGATTTCAAAAATGAAGTTAATCAAAGTATATCTGAACTCACTAGTAAGATAAATAACCTGGATAGTAAGATAACTACTGTTAACAACAGAATTACTAATCTGGAGTCTAGTATAGATGATATTGAACAGAGTATAACTAGTATCAATAATAAGATTACTAATATTGAAAATAATCTTGGTAATGTTGGTGAATTACTTGATGAAGAGTATATCACTTAGCTAATAAATAAACTTATTAGTGAGAATAAGATATCTGTATTAGATCCAGTACAACAGGCAATGAACAAGGGTACTGGCGTTACTTTAGCATTACCTAGTGCTAATAATGGTAAGATATCATTACCTATATGGACTGGTACTGAAGCTGAATATAACCAACTTACTAAAGTAGCTGGTATGACTTATAATATTATTGATGAGGAGAGTGAGTAATGTTAGAGTTAGGTATAGCAGGGGGACGAGCAGTTCCCCTACAAAAGAGAACCGTAGGCAATACTAATATATCTGATGTATTTGATGGAGTAAATCATATATGGCCTACTAGAGATGATGTAGCTTACTTCTATGATTTCAATAGTATATAGTTGAGATTCATATGGACTAATTTTAATGGTAGAGACTTTGACACTGGTACTAACATTACCAATGCTCCAGGTATACCTAGTGAAGTAGTGGGATATGGTTGGGGTTCATCTGAAAATAGAACTCAACCATTCTTATACTGGGGAGGTGATAACACTCAATCTGGAGCAGAATGTGTAATGATAGATATTAAATCTGTGCAAGATGCATATGCTAATACTCCTGACTTAACGATTCCTGAATAGCTAATTGTGTAGCTTAGAGGTAATTGGTTTGGAGACAAAAATGATGGCATTGTAACTGTTGAATGTACTGCCTACAAAGGAGGAGTAATAGTAAGAGCATATCAGTTGAGTGGCGCCGATATGGGAGTACCTACTCAATCATTTGTATTCGCTGATAAAGATGGTTGGGTGTATGAAGAAGGTATGCCTAATAAAATATGGGTTGGAGAAACAGTTGTACACGCGGATGAAACAAATACAAATAGATATTATAAAATTAATCCTGTAGATGATAGCGTAGAAGGTATGCCTAATTTAACTATACAAAGAGATTTTACGTATAAAGGCACTTTAAGTACTTCTGTTAACGGTTACGTTACGTTCAATGGTAAGTAGTATAAGACATGGAATAATTAGACAAATATAGATGGGAATATAATAACAGGTTCTGTTAGGTGTCTTAATACTAATACTATGACTGAAGAAGGATAGATTAAAGTAGTTGCTATGAATGAAGACGGAACTGTGTATCATCCTACTATAGATACTAGATTTCAATATGGGTATGTAGCAGGTAATAGTGAAAAAAGAGGTCAGTAGTTTATTAGAAGTTATGTAAGTAGTCAAGGAGGTAATGGAAAGAAGGCAGAAGAAGAGTTCGCTGTAGTTAATTACTTTGATAAAACTGAAGCTGGTCAAGTTGTAGCATTAAATCCAATAACATAATGAGAATAATATTGTATGTTCCAATGATGAATATACGAGATAGAAAGAATACGATACTCCAGAACAGGAGATTATTTAATTATTAAATATTTGCAAATATGGTTAAACAAGAAAATCCTAATTTCATAGCATCTAAGTATGCTCCAAATCCTAAAGAGGTTTCTTACTGGATTGACTTAGCAACAGACAGTACTGGTAATGTTATTAAGTCATATAGTCCTGATCTTAAGAAATGGATACCGCTGAATAGAGATGCTAATGTAGACCAATGGACTCACATTAAAGAGATTGTCCAATCTGTTGGTTTAAACTATGATAAGAATAGTGACATTATATCTTTGCCTGATAATAGTAGCAATAACTACTTTAAAGGTACTAGTATAGTAGATGCTATTAATAAAGGTGATGCTGCTGTAAAAGCTCAAGTAGATAGACTGGATACTAAGATTGATGATGTGAATGAAGACTTACAAGACTTCAAAGCATTAAAAGGTCAACCTAACGGTCTTGCTGAACTTGATGGTAATGGTAAAGTACCTGCTAGTCAATTGCCTTCATATGTTGATGATGTAATGGATGCATATGCTACTTATACTGTATCTCCTACTGGAGTACTTTAGAATATACAGTTATATGCAGATGCTGAACATGAAACTCCTATAGTAGGTGAAAGAGATAAAATATATGTTAACGTAACTCCTGGTGAAGTGAGTTATCAGTTTAGATGGTCTGGTTCACAATGGGTACATATCGATTCTAATGCTATTATCATTGGTGATATTACTGGTACTGCTTATGATGGTGGTAAGGGTAAAGCTATGGAGAATGTAGTTAACTCTATGCCTAATAACTTGCTGAGTACATTCCAATTAGACTAGACTGATGTTAATAATATCACTATTAGTCTTACTGGAGTAGAGAAGAGTGATGGTAGATATGTAGAATCTACTTTAGCTGATATTACTATTACTCCTGCTACTAATACTGTTGCTGGTTTAATGACCGGTGCTGAGAAAATAGCTATTAATGAAACTCTTCCTGATGCAATTAATGATGAAAAAGTTGCAAGAGAGAATGCAGTGAAAGAACTCAAAGCTAAGGATACAGAACTTCAAGGCAATATTGACAGTTTAGAGACAGCTTTAAATCAAGATATTACAGAGCTTAGAAGTACTATACTTAAAGTAAATGATAAAGTGGGTTTAACTGAAGCTAATGAAATGCCTGACTTATCAAGTACTAATTACTTAGCAGATAGTCCTAGTGCTATAAGTGCAGCTGTTACTCTTGATGAAGAGATTGGTAAGCTTAGTAGAAATGAGAATGAACTGTGGTATGGTGTTAAGTTTGACTTAGCTAATGGTTCTAGTCCTGATGGTGTACGTACTGGTAATATGGAAATGCATAAAACACTTCCTATCCAGAGTAAGATGAGAGGGTGTACTATCAGCAATACGGATAATACTAAGAAATACTTAAAAGCAAACGACTGGACTAAGTGGGAAGACGGTACTACCTCATCTCAAGATAGTAGTGGGGTTGGTGTAGAAACTTTTGTAGAAATTCCAGAACATTATAGATTACTTATAGCTACTCCAGATAATACAGTTGAAATTCGTATGAGTGAATACAATCTTCCTGGTTATACTAAAGTAGAAAAGAAATATATTGGTGCATATGAGGGAAGTGTAAATCTAGATAGTTCAAGTCATAATAATTTATTAAGAACTCAAGTTCGTAATGCTGCTCCTCTAGTAAGCAAAACCAGAACGGAATTACAAACTATGGCTAGAAACAATAATAGAACTAATAACTGGAATATCTATACTTATGATGCTCACAGAGACCTTACTTGGTTATTCGTAGTAGAATATGCTACATTGAATAGCCAGAAAGCATTTAATGCTAATTTAACTGCAGAAGGTTATCATCAAGGTGGTTTGGGTGATGGAGTAACTTCAGGAACTGTAACTGTAAATGGAGCTACTACTTATTCATTTGTACCTTGCGGTACTACTAATTCATTAGGTAACGGTACTGGTATAATCGAATATACACATACTAATACTAATGCAGAGGGTACGTCTACTGGTACTAAGGTAGTTAATGTTCCTAGATACCGTGGTATTGAGAATCCATTTGGTCATGTGTGGAAGAATGTAATTGATGTAGTAGTTGCTGGTACTGATAATAGTGTATACATCTGCAAAGATTATACTAAGTTTGGTACATTTGAAGGAGGAACCAATCCTACTGCAGAGCAATTAATTGCAGCAGGTTATGAATTACAAGACTTTAAAGAAAGTACAATTACTAATCAATATGTAAAAAAACTCGTTAATAATAATTAGGCAGATCTATTCCCAACTGTAGTAGGTAATGGAGCTAGTGCCACAACTTATTATTGTGATTATCACTGGACTAATGCTATAGCTACACCTAGAACTCTTCTGATCGGCGGTGGCTCGGGCAATGGGTCTGGTGCGGGTTTGTTCTCTTTGTATTCTTACGCTGGGTTGGACTATTCCGCTGCTTCTGTCGGGACTCGAATTACCTTCTATGGTGAACCGGCATTGCCAGCTGCTCCAGCTACATTAGAGTTAAATGATGAGGATTATGAACAATTGGATTCTATAGAATCTGAAGAAAACTGGTTTTAATTAACCAATAAAAGGTTGCAGTCGTGAGTAAATCAGCAGTAACTCAGACAATGAGTCTAATGCAGGTTTGTTCAATTTGAATTCTAACAATGAGTTAGACAATTCCAATGCTAATGTCAGGACACTGAAATACGTAAAAAAATTATAAACTGACAAAAAATCAAGGGCTGAACCTTACCTCTTGGTAAAATATGACATGCTTCTTGAACGTATTGGTAACGAAAGTGAAGATGCGTGAAGGTATTTCAGAAAATATTATTTATGAAGAGATATAATAATTTATTCGATAAGATTGTTAGCTTAGACAATTTATATTTAGCAGATAAGAAAGCTAGAAGAAATAAATCTAGTAGAAAAGATATCAAAGAGTTTGACTAGAATAAAGAAAAATTACTTAAAAAACTATAGCAGAATTTAATTAACGGTACGTATAAAACTTCTGAATATAATACATTTATAATTAGAGAACCTAAAGAAAGATTAATATTCAGATTACCTTATTATCCAGATAGAATAGTACATCATGCTGTAATGAATATAATGGAACCTATATGGGTATCTATTTTTATTAAAGACACTTATAGTTGCATTAAACACAGAGGTATTCATGAAGCGTTACATAACGTTAAAGAAGCCTTAAAAGATACAGATAATACTACTTATTGTCTTAAGTTAGATATCAGAAAGTTCTATCCTAGTATAGATCATGAAGTATTAAAAAGCATAATAAGAAAGAAGATAAAGGATTAGAGGTTATTATAGTTATTAGATGAGATAATAGACTCAGCGGAAGGTGTGCCTATTGGTAACTACTTATCTTAGTTCTTTGCCAATGTCTACTTAACTTACTTTGATCATTGGATTAAAGAATAGAAACAGGTTAAGTATTACTTCAGATATGCGGATGATATAGTAATATTGCACAATGATAAAGAGTATTTGTGGAAACTATTTGAAGAAATGAAGTAGTATATCGCTACTTTGAAATTATCTTTTAAAGATAACTATCAAGTATTTAAAGTAGAAGATAGAGGGATATCATTTGTAGGTTATGTGATAAGGCATGACTATACATTAGTAAGAAAAAATATTAAGCGTAGTATGTGTAGAAAAGCAGCTAGATTAGGTAGAAAGAAGCATATTACAGTAGAAGATTACAAACAAGAAATGTGTAGTCACATAGGTTGGCTTAAGCATTGTAATGGTATTAACTTACTAAAGAAGATATTACGCTATAAAGAGCTATTAGTTTATGCAAGAAGATTTTCAAAATAGAAACTTTAAATAAACCTTATCGTTATATAATTATAATCTCAAACGGAATTTCGAGCCCTCTCAGATTTTACTCCCCTTTTAATCTGTCAGGGCTTATTTGATTTTTATTATCAGCTACTATCTATGAATTACCAACAATTAGGAGAACATACTATGTCAATATTTAAGAACATGTTCAGTAGTGCGGATAAATGCGTAGCTTCTGTTATAACTGGGCTACTTTCTATATTCGCACCTGTATGGGTTCCTATCACTGCTGTCGGTATATTGATACTACTTGATGCTATCTATGGTTATAAAGTCTCTAAAAAATATGGGCATCCTAAGATTGAATCACATAAAGCATGGAAAACTATATGGAAGACTAGAGATGCAGCAGTAGCAATAACTAGTGCATCAATAATAGATTAGCTGGTAGTAACCTCTATTAACTTGCACGCTGTAGAAATAGTAGCAGGAATGATAGCCTTAGTTGAGTTTTGGTCGTTACTAGAATCATTTAGCGACTTATATCCTAAATGGAAAATATGGAAAATCCTCAAAAAGGTTATAAAAGCAAAAGGAGAGAAATATTTAGATATATCATTAGATAAAGAATTACCAGATGATTCCAATACTGAATTAGATAGTTAATTGGTTTACAAGGAATTTCAGAGCAGTCGCAGTAGGTTTAGTTAGTTTACTTATTGCGACTGTTTTTGTTTAGAACCATTAGCTACAGAAAAAGAATAAAGAGATTGACAGAATAACTAACAACGTTAGAGCTTATGAACAATTAGCATCCTAGAAGGAATAGTTAAACAGAGTACTATAGCTTACTATAGAAGAACTAAATACTAGTAATGATAGTTTATTAAAAGAAGCTAAGGATGCTTAGAAAAAGCTTAAAATCAAAGACAAGAACCTAACTGATGTAAATGTAATCAATACTGAGATTAAAGATTCTGTTAGAACTATTATAAAACACAGGCTAATAGATTTTGACGAAGAACTTAAAATTAATCCATTAACAACTATCATAGTTAGTAGAAAGGACTCAATCCTTAAAGCCACATTAGATATTAAGAATCAATAGATTTTGTTTGTAGAAGAAAAGAAAGAATACAAGAATAAATATCGTAATGGTTTCGTTAGGTTCTTCCACTTTGATTGGAAACGTATACGTACCAAAAAATATCAGATAATTAACAGTAACCCAATAATCAAGGTAACTAATACTCGTGTAATTGAGTTACCTAAGTAAAATCAATATATTCAATAATATTAATCAATAATAATATGCATAGAATATTTCGTGTAAAGGCTTACGAAGCAGAACACGGTCCTCATTTCAACGAGGAACATGCCCGTAAAGCTGTAAGTAAAATGGAGAATGAGGATGGTACTCGTGGACCGCACTGGTCTGTAGAAGAAACTACCGCATTAGCTAGTCAATACGGAATAAATCTGGGTAGCAGATTTAATCGTTATGATTGGTTCGTAGCACTTAACATGGTTTATTCTGATTACTATAAGGTAATTATAAGTATGACTAATTCTAATAGCACTAAGCATTTTGTTGAATTGGCAAAAGCTTGGATCAATGACAAAGACATTGATGAAGGTAAGATGTGGTATTACTATATTTACGTTATGTGTGATAAGATCAGACAAGCTGAAATGGAATGCTATGAGGAAGAAGTTGAAAAGCGTGATAAATACGAAGAAGATGATGACGACGAATTTGAACGTATTGGCTTATTCCGTAGAGGTGGTAGAAGAGGTGGTATGATGCGTGGTGGTCGTAGAGTATATTCTACTAGCAGAGCTAGAGACTATGAAGACGATTATGAACGTATGCTCGAAAGAGAAAAAGAGTACGAACCTTATTCAGAATATGGACGTGGCAAAGCAGTTCGCTACGTTAGATATTAATAAAAATCAATTTTTAAATTAAATCAATTATGTTAGAAGATAGAATTATTGTGCAGGATCGCGGTATTGACGCTGGTCTTGCTGCTTTAATATAGAATGCTAATAAAGGTAATATGGATCCCGCTGCTTTGATGGCTATGATGAACAACGGTGGTTTCGGTGGAAACGGCGGTTGGTGGTGGATTTGGATCATCCTGATCTTCTTCTGCTGGGGCGGTTTTGGTGGTAATGGTTTTGGCGGACGTAACGCTGGTGCTCTTGCTACTGAACTGAACAATGACGCTAATACTAATCTGTTGATGCAGGCTATTAATGGTAATAAAGATGCCATCAATAACTTGGCTAATACTTTGAATTGTGATATTAACTCTGTTCAGACAGCTCTTAACACTATCAATTCTGGAGTAAGCCAGATCTCTTGTGATACTAAACTGTCTAGCTGTGAGGTAATCAATGCTATTACTTCTGGTAATGCAAACTTGGCTTCTCAGTTGGCTAGCTGCTGCTGCACTACTTAGAGATCTATTGACGCTGTAAATAACAACATCACTAAGATGGGTTATGAAAGTCAGTTATCAGTATGTAACCAAACTAATACATTGCAGAATGCAATTACTAGTGGTTTCAACGCTTTGATGGCTGACAACGCTAGCAAGTTTAACATTGTAGGTGCTAAGATAGATGCGCAGACTCAAATTATCAATGATAAGTTCTGTCAACTCGAAATGAGAGAAATGCAGAATAAGATCGATGCTTTGCGTGAAGATAAACAAGCTTTACAATTGTCTGCTTCTCAGCAAGCACAAACTGCAAATATAGTTAATCAAATTCGCCCGTGCCCAGTTCCAGCTTACTTAACTTGCAATCCTTTCGGTTGTCAAGGTGGTTTGAATGACTACGGTTATGGTTATGGGTATAACAATGGCTGTGGATGCGGTTGCTAATAAGAAAGGAGGCAGCTATGTTTTATCCTTTTTTAAACTACTTTAATAGAGGTAGAGTAAGAACTGTAGATAATTATGGTATTCCAGTATTGAGAACTAACTACGTTACTACCGATACTACGACTACTTCAGTTACTTATGGTGTATGTCCTAGATTATGGAGACAACTCCCTTGTCAAGGTTTATTTATACTGCATGTAACGTCTACTCCTGCTAGTGCAGCTACTCCTACGGATTTAGTATTTATAGATCCTACTAGCTTTACTAATAGATAGATTGATAATACTGCTACGGTTATTACATCTACTGGAGCTAAAGCTCTATTAAATGGTTCCGGAACTCAAATGACAAATAATGAAATTACAACTGGTAACAGATATCTGATATATTATAACAAATGTGACGGAATCTTCCAAGTAATTAATCATATAGTAACGCCGACTACACCGGCAACTTAATATAAATTGGGGCTCTAAATGAGCCCCTTAAAACTAACTTATTATGTTATTCAATCAATTAAACATAGGGGATAAAGTATATATAATTGAAGTAGTTGGTACATTCAAGAAAACTACTGAGTATAATGAAGGTTCCGTTACTCAAGTAAGTGCAGTATATGATGAACCGCTACCACCTGGGCAATTTCCTATGCCCAATTAGCCTAGAAAGAGAATAGTAGATATAACTATATAGTGCAATGGAGAAACTAAAAAGTTCACTATACCTGAGAATAAATCAGTTATTACTGATAGTGCACTAGGTCTTACTATATCTACAGATAAGTAGGAGATTATAAATATAGTACGTAATCAATATGATACGTATAAATAGAGAAAAGAGGCAATAGCTAAATGCGATGAAGAAATGGCTAAGTGTCAAGTATTATTAGATAAGCTTGGAGTAGATAATGAACCAGCTAAAGAGAATGATAAGATAATAGAGTTATAGAAAGAAGTTAGTGAGTTGAAGAATATAATAAGGAAAGCTAATTAGATGGTACCACCACCTATGAAGGAAATGCTCCCTTAGGATATGAAGAATGCTATGGATAAGGTTGGTCAATAAGATCAACCTTTTTTTTGTTTTAAGCTCGTGTAAGAAACGCTATTAGTTAAGGTAAGGGATTGTAAGCTGCAATACGTAAAGTGTCTCTAAACGCCTTAAAATGCGTTTTAAGCTTTATAACGTTATTAAAATAAATAGACATGTCATTAAAAGAAGAATGGAAAGATATTCCTGGTTACGAAGGTTTATATCAAGCTAGTACATTAGGAAGAATAAAAAGTCTTGGTAGAGTAACTTGGGAACAGTGGTATGACGGAACTCATAGGAGATGGCATAGTTTTCCTGAGAAGATATTAATTCCCAAAGTAGATACGAACAATTATTTATCTGTAGGTTTATATAGTATCGATAAGAGTAGAAAGAAATATAGAGTACACAGATTAGTAGCTATCACTTTTTTAAGTAATGAAAATAATTTGCCGCACATAAACCACAAAGACGAAAATCCACATAATAATAATGTAAACAATCTAGAATGGTGTAATGCAAAATATAATTTGAACTATGGTAACCGAATGGAAAAGTACAGAAAGAGTAGAGGAACTAAAGTATGCAGATTCGATTTGAGTAATAATTATATTGATACATGGGATTCTATGAGTTATGCTGCAAAAGTAGTATATAACAATATTAATAAAGAGTCGGATATAAGAAGAAATTGTTTAGGGAAAATTAATAGAGTGTTAAATTATAAATGGAGATTTGATAATGACGCTTAATGAAATAATTGATAACATACTGCTCATAGCTCGTAATAACAATGTGACTGAGTCTGAACATTTAAATAGGGCTCAAATAGAGAAATGGGTCATAGGATATAGGTCTATGTTGATAAAATAGCAAATCGACAAAGGGCATGATGTAAGTGAAGCTTATCTTACTACTATAGAACCTATCCATTTAGACCGTGAAGAAACTGTACCGGGTTACTTTACATATGTAGGAGATAAAGAACTCCCTAAGTTAATAGACTTTAACTATAGACCTGGAGTAATAAATGTACGTGATATGTTTGGTAATATAATTTAGATAGGTAGTCGTACTAAAGCTAAATTATAGAAGTATAGAAAAGCTACATGTAAAGACTATATCGCATGGGTTAAAAACAATAGAATATACGTAGATGGAGATTCTAATCAGCTAGAGTATATCAGTGTAGATGTAATAGCTGAAGACCCTACAGAACTCAATGCTTGTTTTGATCCAGATAGTGAATTTCCTATACCATCTGCAATGATACCAGTAATAACACAAATGATAATGCAAAGAGAATTATCTGTTATGATTACTATGCCTAGTGATGATAGTAATGATGCACATGATGATACGCAGAATAGAGTTAATAATAAATGAGAGAGAGATTAAAATATTAGAGAAAGTGCTATACTATTGCCGATTATTATATAAGCTATAAGGAGTACATAGAACCTAATACTTAGTATGATGTAGATTTAAAGACTTTTAAAGCTATAGTTACTGATTACTTTAAATACATTAAAAACGAAATAATGTATGAATGTAAAGAAGTAAAGTTACCATGTAGATTAGGTACTTTGAGTATAATTAAACATTTACCTAAATCATTTGATAATAAAAGTCTTAGATGGGATTGGAAAGCTACAAGAGAAACCGGTAAGCCCGTGTACTTACTTAATGAACATAGTAATTACTACAAGTACAGATTCTTCTGGTCTAAACAAGGATGCTTACTAACTAATAAAGGTAAATATCAATTTATAGCATGTAGAGATTGCAAAAGAGAGTTGGCACAAGTGATTTTTAACCGATTAAGAGATTATCCTGAGAAATGATAAATAATAGAATGATATCCTCAAACACAGTTATTGCTAAAGTGATCGCGGATTTGCAATTACAAGAATCTGATATACGAATTACAGACATGCGCGAGTGGTGCATGGAAGCCATTCTTAAGATAGGAGCTATACAATAGTATGAGCATAAGGTAGCTATACTACCAATAGAATGTCATTAGGTTGCCTTACCTTGTGATTTATATAAATTAGGTCAAGTAGCATTTTCATTCTGTAATGGAGGAGGATGGTTGCCTATGAGAAAAGCTACTTCTAGTTTTGGAGTATTCCATGACCGTGAATGTAGTAATGAACCTTGTATGTTAATTCCAGATACGACAATGTTTCCATTAGTAAAGAATATGTTCAATTTAAATACTGATAGAGAAGCATTAGATAAGTTAAATGAAGATACTAACTTACGGCAAACATTAAGTATATTACTTAATCAATGGACAGTAGGTACAGTAAATGGTAAATTTGTTCCTGGAGTAGTAGATCATAGGGATGGTACTATGTTTAGTAATGAATTACAATATACTACTAAACCTGGTTATATTAATACATGTATGCCTAGAGGATTTGTTAAAATATCCTATTATGCTATATATACTGATGAAGATAGTATGCCAATGATACCAGATTTAGAGTCTTATAAAGAATGTTTGTATTGGTATATTACTATGAAACTTATGTATCCTAAGAAATTAAAAGGTCAAATAAGCTAGGGAGATTACTACGATATACGTAATTCATATAACTTCTATCGTAAGTAGGCATACGCAGAAGCTATGATGCCAACAGTAGATGATTTGACTACAATAAGTAATATCTATAATAAGTTGTATCCTGAAATTAATGACCAAGATACATTCTTCTCTACTAGTGGAGATGAACAAAATATTTATAATTAGAGTAGATTATGATAAGTAATACTGCACAAGTTAATACATTTACAGGCGGTCTTAATATGGACCAAGATGTGAATTTGATACCAGACACTCAGTACAGATATGCTGAGGATGTTCGTGTTATCACTAATGATGGAGGAACTACAGGAGTATTACAAAGTATAGAGAACCCTAGAAGATACGATACTATTATACCTAAAGATGAGACGATAATAGGTACTACTACTATAAATGATATTGCAGTAGTAATAACTAAAACATCTGACAACATTAATAAGATATACAGATTAATGGGGTTTGATACCAATATGCCTCAAATCAAGTTAGTATGTAAAGGAGCTTTAGGATTATGTGAAGATTTATCTAAAAATCCTACACTAAGTATTGTAGGTAACTATGAATCAGATACTAACATAAAGATATACTTTACTGATGGAAACAGTCCTATTAAGATTGTTAATATAATGAGTAATGAGTATATAGACAATTCTAATCTTATAGATGAGAATGGGAATATAATCAATCCTGGTTCATTAGAAATAACTCCAGTAGTAAGTTTATTGCCGTTTAAATTCCGTTGGTTATCCGAAGGTAACCTTAAAGCTGGAATGGTAACGTATTGTTATCAATTATTTAATGTGCATGGCACTGAAACTGTTACTTCTCCAATGAGCGAGCTAATTCACTTAACAAATAGTGTAACTAGCCAAGGTAGTTCTGAATATAAAGGTACTGGCTTGAATAAATCATCTAACAAATCAGTAATGTTATCTACTGAGCTATCTCTTTAGGACTTCAATAAGTTAAGAGTAATACGCCTATTTTATGAACAGAATAACTCTACTCCTGTTATTAGTATAGTAGATGAAATAGATATTCCAGATGGTCAAACAGATATTCAGTATGTAGATTATGGTTCTACATTAAGCGATATATCTATAGATGAGTTTAATGCTATGACTGGTTATTAGTTTATAGCGTAGACTCTTGCTAAAATGCAAAATAGATTATTCGCTGCTAACGTAACAGAGAATACTTGGATACCAGAAGATGAAGATGGTAATGACTATGATGCTAGAGCATATAGAGCTAATTCAGAAGGAAGCGTATAGTTATTATCTAGTTTAGATAGTAATAATATTCGTCTATCTATAACAGATGATGAAGCTATAAAACGTATTCCTATTACTCACGACTGTATAAATCCTTTTAATAACACAAAGTATACAAAGGATGCATCTAATTCCTAGAATGTATATATATATAATAAGGAAGGTGAATTAGGTGGTTATGGTATTAATATAGAATATTCATTCATAACTACAGATATAAATTTAAGTAATAAACAAGATAAGTTTAGATTAGATCAATCCTGTAGTATGAATGTATCTGCTGTTAGAAATAATACTAGATACATTAATAGAGGCACTGACAAGATGCCCGAGATAGTACAACCTACTAAGGAACAATAGGATAATTCATATGTACCTAACTATGCTGATCCATATATAGCAGCTAATTATAGAGGTTACCAAAGAGATGAGATATATAGATTTGGTATAATATTCTACAATGATAAATCTGTAGCTTCTCCCGTACTTTGGATAGGTGATATTAGAATGCCTCATGCTTCACAAATGCCTCCATTTAGATATGAAAATAATACTCTTATAGGTAATGCTTTAGGTGTAGAATTTAAAGTAAAGAAAATGCCAGTTGGCGCAGTAAGTTACGAGATAGTTCGTTGTGATAGAACTGAGCGTGATAGAACTGTGATTATGCAAACTGTAGGTAGTTACGTATATGAATATAGAATTCAAGAGTAGGATAAATATGTAGGATAGGGATCTGAATTAGATAGTAGTTTGGAGATGAGACCTACTCCTTTCTTCTGTAGTTTGATTGGTGAACAATTGGCAATATCAACAGGTACAGCGGAAGATATCGGTAATTTCTCTCTTACTATGAGGGCAAATGATTATATACGCCTCGTATCTCCAGAGATATGTGTACAAGGGGATGATGTAACTAGACTATTTGAAGGTAGTGTGTACTTAGATGGAATTGGTTCATACTATTCCCCATTCGTTGGTGGAAAAGTAAACGATAGCAAATTTAATGATTTTAAAGACAACTACGCTAATGGTAATACTATAGGTAATAGTGTAAGCCGTAGTATATTCGCTGCAGCAGATTATGTTACTCAGATAAACGGCGAAGTATTACAGCAAGATACTGTACCCTATGTAGGCTATGGTAGAAGATGGGATCTTAATGTATTAGCAGTAGGATTTCCTTATTAGGATAGTAGAGGCAAGAAGGTATATCGCGGAGCATCTATAGCTAAATACTTTGTTCCAACTTTTGGTCAGTCTCAAGATATATCATATATAGAAGACGCTAAATATCCACCTAATATAGACTATAATATGTATGGAGCTCCTGATGTTGTAGCTAAAAGAATAAATGTTGGTAATAGAACTTATACTAATTATTCTATGTCTGATTTTATTCATAATGACAATCAATCATTACAAGGTCCAGCTGGTCCGTGTATCATAGCTCATGTACCTGAATTATAGAATGTATTCTCTGGATTTAATAGTGTACCTACTAACAAATACCCAGAGCTCCATCCATTTGATTCTACTAATGCTATTCCTGTATTTAACGTTAAACGTGATGGTAATTCTATATATGGTGGTAATACATTCTCATCTAGACAGAATTCTGTATACATAAGTATAGCAGCACATGATAGTAAATATGTATTTGGAGGAGATACTTATCTAAGCTTATTAGATTATCCTAATACTATGCTATTCCAATTACCTGATGCTAAAGAATGGGATGGAATGAAAAATTACATAGGAGCTTATATACCATTTGAAAGTTCTATTAATATGAATTTATTCCACGGAGATCAGATTCATAGAACAGTAACTAGTTCAAATTTTGCAGACTCTTGGTTACAGTTAGAGCCTACTTAGATGTAGGATATACACGTACAAGATCTTCCTTATTTTGTATATAATTCTGTTTATTCCGCATAGAATACTGGTAAACTATATATACCTAATTCTATGTACGCTGATAAGGATGTTAAATATACTAACAGAATACTAACATCATAGGCTAAAACGAATAATGAAGTAATAGACTAGTGGTCTAAATTCAAAGTAGCTGATTACTTAGATGTAGATAATCAGTGGGGAGACATAACCAATCTAAAAGTATTCAAAGATAGACTATTCTATTTCCAAGATACTGGAGTAGGAGTAGCTTCTGTCAATGAAAGATCACTTATTACTGACGATAATGTAAATCAACTAGTATTAGGTACTGGTGGTATATTAAGTAGATTCGACTACGTAACTACTACTAATGGTTCGTCTATTAAGAATGACAAGAGTATAATTAATTCAGATAATGTGCTTTATTGGTACGATTATGATAAGAACGAAATATGTTCTTATACAGGTCAAGTAAGTTAGTTATCTAAAGAAAAGCAGGTACAATCTTACTTTAATAAAAACATTAAAGAAGATAGGGCTAAAGCTATGTCCTTATTTGATAAGAAGTATAATGAGGTATGGTTTAATGTACTAAATAAACCACTAGTATTTAATGAGTAGTTAGGTAGATTTACATCTTTCTATACATTTAATCCTAAATGGTCGTTACCTATTTCTGATAGAGTAGTAGCAATAAAAGACAATGAATTGCACACTATACATGATACTGGAGTAATAGGGTTAACTCCTTTAGATAGAAAAGCTAAATTAGAAATAGTTATTAATAAGAATGCTCCTTATACTAAAGTATTTGATAATGTTAGATTACAAGGAGAGTTTAGAGATGGTAATCAAGAGTCTATTAAGGACGATATCATAGATTATATGAAATTCAGTACTAAACACCAAGAAGCCATTAGAGAACACACTGAAGAAGAACTTGATGAAGAAAGTAATGTTATTACTCCTGAACAACATATAATAACCGATTATAGAGAAGATACATTTAGATTCCCTATACCTAGAGCAGATAAGAATGAAGATGAGTTATCACTACCTGCTAGACTGAGAGGTAAGTATATGATCTGTGATTATGAGTTAGATTCTGATATAGATCATACTTTTGAAATACCGTAGATTACAACAACATATAGAAATTCATTAATTTAATATGAAAAGTAAAAAGAAAACAAAAGTACCAGCATATGCATTTGGAACTCAATTTAAAGAAATTGGGAACAATATGCTTGAAGATGCTCCTGATGTACTAAATACTTTAATAACACCATTTTAGAAATCTAATGCTACTACAGGAGGACAAGCTGTTGCACAGTCTATAGGTGATATAACTAGTGGTGCAGCTACTGGTTTTAAGGTTGCTGGTCCAGTCGGTGCTGCGGTAGGTGCAGGTGTAGGTTTAATAGGTAGATCTGGTGAACAAGCTAGAATGACTTCATTTACGGATTATGACGAAGGTAGTCTTGGTAGTGGTTTAATTGGAGCATTTAGTAATAGAGGACTGCGTAGAAAGAGAGCTGCTATTAAAAAGAATGCGTATAGTAATAGAGCTGCTGTACAAGGTACTAATTACCTACAAAGTGAAGCATATGATGATATGATAGGGATGAATACAGATACTATGGCTAATGGAGGAATGTCTTCCTCTTTAGCTTATGTAGATGATGGTGAATTAATATAGACTCCAGATGGAAGTATAAGTAAAGTACCAGAGAACAATAAACCTACTGACAGTAATTTAGTTAGTTTACCTGAAGGTAGTAGAGTATTAAGTGACAAACTTAAAGTACCTGGTAGAAAAGAAACATTTGCACAACTTGGTGAGAAAATGATGGCAAAAAAGAAAAGTAAGTATAATGACAGATTTGCAGAGAATGCAGCAAAACTAAATGAAATGAACAATAATATGATTCATGATCAGTTGTTTGCTATGCAGGAATCTGTTAAACAGAGTAAAGGTATTAAACCTAAGACTAAGTAGATACAAGCAGCTGCTTTAGGTGATGAGATTAAACCTGGTTTAGGAGATAGAATAGTAGATGCTATCTATAATCCTAATCGTAAATGGAGTGCTGGAGTGCAGTGGGGAACTGGTAATAATCAATGGTATCATGTACCAGTTAATCCTAATAATACACAACCACGTAGACGTAAAGCAACTTCTACTTCTACAAATACGGGATTAATTGATGAAGGTAAGCCAGAGTTACCATTTACTTGGTACGGTACGGTTAACCCGTTAAAACCAAAACATCCAGAACTATTAACTGCTACTAATGATGAAATGGCAGGTTTAGGAGATGCTCTTACTTCTCAAGCAGATAAGGTTACCACTTTACCTAAAAGTAATGCTTATAACAAACCTGAGCCTGAAAATAATAAATTTGATTGGGGTTCTGCTTTGTCAGGTATGGCTTCTTTAGCTCCTATTATGTCTAATCTATTTACTGGTAGACCTGAAACAGTTGATGCGGTATATAATCCGTATGCTACTAGCATTACTAATACTATGCGTAGACGTAGATATGATATTAATCCTGCTATTGAAGATTTAAATCGTAATAGAGCTACTAGTAATTACAATGCTAGCCAAATTAATACTAATACTGGAGCTAACTTAGCTTATAGATTACAATCAGCTGTTAATACTGATAGAGCTATAGCTAGTTTAAGATCTCAAGAAAGTAATGCTAATAACCAATACTTAGGTGATTATGCCAATACTATGAATAGTTTAGGACAGCAATGGGTTAATGCTACAAATATAGCTAACGAGGCTAATGCTCAAAACAGAGCTACTACTAGAAACATACGTAGAGCTGGTTTAAGTCAGTTAAGCCAATGGGCTCAGAATAGAGAATTAATGCGTAACCAGAAAGCTAGAGATATGGAAATGTGGCCACTGTATCAAAGATTCTTGCAAGCTGGTTTTACTGAAGATGATCTCAAAGCTATGATGAATTCTAATCGTAATACAATAAGTAGAAAAGGAGGTAAATGATGCAAGCTAATAGATATGATAGAGCTGCAGAAGCTCCTATAATGAATACCTATGTACCAATTAATTTTGGTGAATTATACAGAATAGGTTAGGCTCAAAGACAAGCTGTTGAACAAGCTGCTAATGAATTCACTAATACTGTTAGTAAGTTTGGAGAATTTCAATCTCCTTCTGCCGTAGATACTTAGAGATACTACGAGAACTCTTTAGGAAAGATAAGAGACTTAATAGACGAAGCTGCTACTAATCCAGATGCAATGAAAGATGCTAACTTTAGAGCTAGATTGAATTCTCGTATTGCTAATCTTGATTATGCTACTCTTAGTAATTTAAAGCAAAGTAGAGAAGGAATGCTAGCAAGACAAAAAGCTAATTAGGAATTAATGATAAAAGGGATGTACAATCCTCTTTGGCATGACGTAGATTTTACTAACTATAATACAGTAGATAGTGGAATATTTAACGATATAGCTCCTCTTGCTTATAAATCTGAAGTAGACTTAGTAAGACCGTATGTAGATAATCTGAAAGCTAGTTTCATGGGAGTTAAAGATGGATGGATTCATCAAGGAGTTTCTACTGATAGAACAGATTATGAAATACAAAGAAACTTATCTAGTATATAGAATACTCCAGAATATCAAAAGCATTTAGAAGTATTACAGAGACAAGGTCTTAGTAGACAAGATGCTGAAGAACAGCTTAATAGAACACTTATCACAGCAGGTAGAGAATTTGCCTATGACCAAGCAGAACGTGATCCAATGGCTGTAGCATTAGCCAGAAGAGCAGGTGCAAGAAGTCAGCAGAATCGTTTACTTAATCTAACTGACCAATTAGAGATAACGGCAAGAGATACTTTTGCTTCAGCTTTAAAAGATGCACCTACAGTTCAAGATGCTAGAAAGAAACTCAATGATATGTTTACTCTTAGTGCTAAAACTAATAACAGTTTAAATAGTGCAATTAACGATGTTATTGGAACTTTAAGTAGTGGTATAGGTGCTGAGGCAAACGAAGTATTAACTGCTCAAGGAACTCAGACGGGTAAGATGACTTCTCAAGGTTGGAGAGTAGGTAATTCTTCTTCTGAGTTCTTACTTAGAAAACGTCTTGCTGAGAATTTAATGGATAGAAAGATTGGTAGTAGTAGTAAGTTACAAGATGATTTTGAAAAGGGGCAGTTTAAGAATTTCTTAGTAGCTGGAACTCCGAATATTACTACAGATGGTTCAAACATATTCCATAATAAATACATTTTTATTCCTAAATCAGAAATAGATAAAGGTAAATATACAGCTAGAGATCTAGCAGAAGTACAAGGAGATTGGGTAAATCTCGACGAAGATCAGGTAAGAGTAACTGAATCTACAAATGATTATGGTGAAACTAGAACTTCGATTAATACCGCTCTTAAACAAGGCACTTATTTAAGAATTCCAGTAAGTACAGTTGTACCCAGACGCGGTTTAGAAGCAGTTGAGAATGATGCGTTACATGCTAAGAGTAGAAACATAGGACAAGACATTAGAGATGTAATGCAAGCTCAATCTGAAAGTAACAGACTATTTTAATATAATATTATGAGTAGACAATAGAACTATACTCTAGGTAAAAATACAGATAATAATATCGCTAGTGAATACCCTAATTATACCTTACAAGGTGATTATGGGTATTCATACGATTCTAGATCAGATTATTACCAAAGAAGATTAGAAGATAGAGAGAACGATATAAACTACGATAATAAAACTACTAATGAAGATTCTACAAAAGATAGTAAAAGTAGAATATCTAATTGGTGGACATCTAGAAGTATGCCTGAATTACTTCAGTCTAGTGAAGACGCAGATGATAAGGATAAGAATATCACTGTCCTAGACTATATGTACGATGAAGCTGAGAAGTCTGGAGACATAAAAGCTTTAGATGTATATCGTAGTTTTATGGAAAAGAAGGATCAATCTAAATTAAGTAGATTATAGAATGAAGTTAGAGAGGGTGAAGCTAACTATTTAAATTCTATTAATCTAGCTAAAGATTATCTTACAAGTAAACAAGAATTAATTGATTTACAAAGATAGATTGATTCTGCAACAGATTGGACACCTACGCAAATTCAATCAGCTCAGAATAGAATAATTGAACTAGAAGATAATATTAAGAATATAGAAAATGGTGTAAACCAATTAGATTAGAACGGTAACATCATATATCATCAACCTGGTTTAAAAGAGCTAGCTAGAACTAATCCGTATTTACAGGATATATTCTATGAGACTAGACCTGGTAAATTATTCAGTACTGATAAATTTGGTTCTGTAACAGACTTATGGAAATACTATAGTTTCGACTGGCTAGCAGAAGATTATATTGGTGATCTTAATCCTGGTAATAACTTTAAGCATTTACTAGCTAATGACGGTATAAACGATGCAATCTTTGGGAGAACTCATCAACTATCTCCAGATCAAATAGAATATATGTGGAGTAGTAAAAACCAAGGCAGCAATTTAGCAAAGCAGATTGAACAGCTTAATAATGCTGAAAAGGTTGTAAGTTCTCGTTTAGCTGATAAAAATCAGCAAATACAAAGTATGATACATACTTTAAAGCATGGTAATTGGTTATACAATCCAAGTAAGATATCTACTGAATTCAGAGAAAGACAAGAGAATAATCAAATATCTGCATTTAATCCAGAATCTTGGATTTATGCATTACCAGAGTTAGGTACTAGTTATTCTGAATTTGGGGCTATGTTAGGACAATTTGGTACTAGTATGGCCGCTAAATGGGCATCTAAAGCTGCCATGGCAGCAGGTTCTGGTGGTACCGCTCCTTTGTTAATAGGCGCAGCAGAATTAGCCACACAAGCTGCGATTACTAATTATACTCGTAATTCAGAAACTCAAGCTGAAGTATTTGATTCATTTAAGTAGAGAGTATTAGAAGGCGCAGATTAGATGAGAATTAATCTTCCCAGTGTAATACAATCTGCCGATGAGTAGCTAAAAGCCAGAGGATTTGATACTTCTGAAATGACAGATTATGAAGTATTAGAAAACGCTTTATCACAGAATATAATCACTCCCGACGCTAATTTTAATTAGCTAGTAAATGATTCTCAAAAAGGTCTAGATGTAGTTAGATAGACTAATCAAGCTTTAATGTTATCTGACTTAGCTCAAGGTATGTTTATGTTTGGTGGTTCATATATGAAGAACTACTTTGGATTATAGAAAGCTGCTAAAAGAGCTGTAGGTAATCGTAATATATCCTCTGGACTAGAAACTGCTGTAATTGATAGATTACGTAAAGATGATTTATATGCAGCAGCTGATGGTATTATAGATCGTACTATTGCTAGAGCTGTAGATAAAGCATGGAAAACTCCTGGAGGTAAAACTAGAGCATACAATGCTATAAGTAATCTTACCAATATTGGTAAGAAACTAGGTGTTTCTTACTTCATGGAAAAGACTGAAGAAGGTCAACAAGGAGTAGTAAGTAATTATTATAGAACTGGTAAGTATGATAATGCTGGAGATTATAGTCTATTGTAGGGGGCTGCTAATGCATTAAAATTGGCAGGAGAAGCACATATGGCATACTATGGTATTCACCCAGATGAGAATTTGAATGGTGATGCTGATTTACGTAAATCTATGGATATAGGTGGATTTACTGGATTATTTATGTCTGGAGTATTTAGTTCACCTGACGTATATAGTGCTACTGCTCAATATCTTACAGATAGTAATCTGAGAGGTTATATTGCTGACGGATATGGTAATGCCGAAAGACAAAATAAAGTAGAGCAGTTTATGAATGCTGCTAGTTCTGATGGGAGAAAAGGTTATTCTAGAATAATCAATAACTTAGAAACTCTTAAGGATAAATTTAAACCTGAAGGTGTTACTAATGAAATGATTGATGAAGACATAAGATTAGTAAACAACATAGAAAGATTATCTAATAATAAGTCTTTACGTAGTATAACTGATGAACTAGGAATAAATAATGATGACTTTATATCTGTAGTAAAAAATGCTGTATATATTCAAGATAGATTAAAAGATGCTAGTGAAGCATCTGAAGCTTCTACTAGAGAAATAGAAAGTGTTATTCAGAAAATAAGAGAAGATGCTGACTTAAAAGAAGAAATAAAGCAGCATTATTCTGATTATTTAGCTCGCTATGATAAAAAACGTAGTGATAGAAGAAGACAGATAGTTAATGATTTACCTGCATCTGATATTACTTCTAGAAGTAAAAAGGAATTATCTGAATACGTAGACCAATTATTAGGTGAAAGAAGTGTACTGTCTGAAGAAGAGTATGCTAATGAATTCATGGGCAGAATGGTTGCTGTTCAAGATTACAATGACTTACTTACTCTTAGAGATGAACTTAATTCAAGAAAACAGGATTTACAAAGACTAAAAGAGGATAAAAATCTAGATGTAAATATAGATGGTATATCTGGTATTATAAAGTATGTAGAATCTCAAATAGAAGAACGCAAACCAGTTATACAGCGATTCTTAGGAGAAGAAGTAGGAGAACAAGTTATTGACCTTGGTTTAACTGTTCCTTTTGCAGATCAATTATCTGTAGCTACTGTAAGTAAGTATGTTAATGACGGAGCGAGAGCAGATTTATTCGCTCATGCTTTGGCTTATACTACTGGAAAATATGTAGGAGATACTAGATTATATAAACCCACTTATAATAATCTTACCGAAGAACAATAGAAGCAAATACTTACTACTCAAATGTAGGCTGATAGAATCAACGGTAAGACTAGAACTTCTGATCAAATCATATAGGATTATGATAACTCTATAAATGAAGAATGGAGTAAAGACGATAAACTCGCTGACTAGGATTTAGTACAGCGTAAAAGAGCTATGTCTGTTATTCAGAAAGATTTACAGCGTAAAAAAAATCAAGAGCAAGTAAGTAGAGAAGAGATAGCCGAAGATACTGGTAATTTAGCAGACATAGAACAAGGAACTCCTAATACTGAAACAAAAGCTCCAGAGGTTGCTCCTATAGATGAAGTAGAAGAAGTTATTATACCAGATGTATAGGTAGCTGAATAGGAGATAAGTAGTCTAGAAGATCAACTAAACATGTTAGAGGAAGCTATAGAAGGTTCTCCTTTACAAGATAGAGTAAGTGTAGATGAGGTGGAAGCTGATGTGGAGATGGATGGCGTTACTAATACTAATCAAGATATAGAAGATGAAGTATAGATGCAGAATCCAGCTGAAGAAGTTACATCAGTAGAACCTACAGATATTGCTGAAGAAGTAGAAGAATAGCAGACAGATGATTCTACCACTGAAGAATCTCAAGAACAGCAAGAAGAAGTAGATGATACTCAATTTGCTCCTGCTGAAGAATCAACATAGAATGAAGAAGAAGGGTCTGCAGAATAGCCTACGGTAATAGAAGTAGAGGATACTCCTGCAGCTTCAGACATTGTTCCTCAAGTAGAAAATCCAGTAAATGTTACAGAAGTAGAGGATACTCCAAAATCTGATGAAATTTTTTATGATGCTTAGAATGATTAGCTAGTATATATGCCTGATGGTAATCCTGAAAACGGCATACCAGTAAATGACCAAGATATATTAGAACAATCAGCATTTGAAGAATCATATGATTTTGATTCCAGATTACAAGGGCCTTCTTCATATTACAATAAATCAGCTAATGGTTGGGTATCTGCTAGAAAGAAATTTAGAAGATTACATATAGCTAATACTTTCTTCTTTCAACCTAATACAGACGAAGTTATGCCTATTACTGTAGCTGGTAAATCTGTATAGTTTATAGGTAAAGATGGAGGTAAGGTTGATAGAAGACCAGGTAAAGAATTAGCTGTTAATTTAGCTATTCCGGGATGGTTATCAACAGCTGACGATATATACTTTGTAGTTACTTCCTTTAAACATGATATGTCATTTGATAGTGCTATAGATAATTTAGCTATTCACGTGATGATAGAGAAGGATGGTAAACTGTATAATGCATCTGTTAGAGCAATCAATTAGAGTCTGTATGACCGTATGAGAGATACGGAAATGACTTAGGATGAAATAGATGAGTAGATATAGAAGTTAAGAGAATTTAGAGCTAAGATAATTAAGGCTTACGCTCCAGAATATTCTACTACTAAAACATTACCATTAACTGCTAGAAAGCATGTTAAACCTGTAGGAATAAGAATAAGTAATGGTCAGCTTGATAATCAAGTAGATGAGGCTGGATTACCAAAGTTTAGAAAGCTAACTGAAGTAAGTGATTTTGGTATAACAGAAGATGCTATTGCTATGTCTGAACAAATAACTAGTGGAGATATCCAGTTTGGATATGGTACGGGCCCATTTGGTGTTGATCCTTTCTCTATAGATGATATGTTTACTAGAGATAAGACAGAAACACAAGGTGTAGGCTATGCTGGTAAAATATACTTTATACCTAAACCCGAAAATACTCCTTCTGGTACTGCTACATTACCTATCATGTTATCTGAGGAATTACACAGAATACCTGAAGTAAACAATCCGGAATAGGTTAAATTAGCTTTCAATGCAGACGGCACTCAAAATGTAGATGAGCAAGGAAAGCCTATTACTCCTTCTACGGCTGAGTTAATATTTAATATTATTACTGGTCAAACATCAGTAAGAGGTTCTAATGCTAAGATAATTGATTCTTTTTTGTTATCATTATTAGCTAACAGTGGTTCTAATACATTTACTAATGGTTTAGAAGGAGTAGAAAGAATTAAATATAATTTCTTAGTAAGAAAGCAATTAGGTATATATACTGATGATAAAGGTAATAGATTCTTTGTTAACGGATACTATAGTGAAGATGCTACTGTATATACTCAAGATGGTCCTAGAACTGAAAAGAGATTTAGTACGCAATTTACTAATTTAGCTACCTTAACAGATTTTGAGAAGAGGAGAATAGTATTCTAGATTTCACAGAATATACACTGGAATACTGATAAGGATGTACTGATGTCCGAATTCCCTCAAGAATTTATAGACTTATTAGTATCTATAGCTAATAGTTCTCCTAATTTAGTAAAGGATGAAAACAGTAGAATACCTATATTCTCTAAAGATTTGACTTTCTCTTTAAAAGAAATAGGTTATACTTTTAAGGATGGTAAAGCTGTAAAGGTATCCGATTCCCCATTAGTAATTACTTGGGCTATTAATAATGGAATATTAAAGACAGATTTAGGTGAACATGCATTCTATGCTCCATTCATATATGCAGATGATGCTACTATAAATAAAGAAGAGTTACAGAAGTAGCAAGAGAAACCTAAACCTACTGTTAATACTCAAGATAAGGTTATAGAAAGCGTAAGTAAACCTTCTCAAGCTAAAACTGCTAGCGGTAAGAAAATTGTAATCGCTGAAAGAGCTACTCCTGAGAATCTCGAAAAATACGGTTTAAGTATACCAAATAATGGTATGAAAGAAAGTCAATACCTTAAATGGGGTATTGTTCTTAATCCTAAGACTGGTAAAAGAGAAGTTACTCTTACTCCTATTAAGTTCTTAGGTGGTCTTAAATCAACTATTAAAGGTAGAGGTAAGTTTAATGAAGACTCTGCTAAGAAGTGGTTGTTTGATAAGCTAGGTATAGATAGCGATCAGATATTAGTAACAGACCAAATGATTAAGTTTGGAGCTAATGAAGAAGCGTATGGTTTATTTAGTGTAGTAATGGATGCATTATCTAATGAATTAATACCACGCATATCTTTATCTAGACAATCTGGTGAAGGTGTAGAATATCACGAAGCATTCCACTATGTAACTCAAATGCTATTGAGCGAGCAATAGAGAACTAAATTGTATCAAGAATATTCTAAATCTAAGAGAAGTGCTAGAAACCTTACTCAAGATGAAGCAGAAGAAGCACTTGCTGAAGAATTCCGTAATTATGCTAAGGATCAAAATGGTAAAGGTCTATTATATAATATTATTAGAATTTTTAAGAAAATATATAATACGTTATACTTCTGGAATTCTCATAGAAATATAATTAGAGCTTTCTTTAAGAGTATAAATGATGGTTAGTTTAAGGACTATAAAGCTTCTAAACAGGCATTAGAAGATTTCTATAGCCGTAAACCAGAAGGTTTGTCTTACTATATACCCGGTTTATCAAAAGAGGAAGAAGCTAAATTACCTCATATAACTGACCCAGATGTATTCTATCATGCTGTTAATTCTCTTACTAGTGGAGCATTGTCTATATTTAATATTAGAACTATAGAGGATGTTCACAATCTTAATACTTCTTTGTTATTTGACAGATTACAGTAGAATATAGACTTTGGTTGGATATCTGACGAATATGTAGATATTGCTCAGGATATAGTAAATAACAAAGATATATTTACTAGATATGTTCGTAAGAAGATAGAACAATTAGGAATTAGAGAAGTAGAAAAAGTAGATAATGAGGAAGAGTCTAGATTAAAAGTAGAGACTGGTGAACAATCTGAAAACAATTGGGATAAGAATCAAGGTGAAGTAAGTAAGAAAGATAACGTTAGCTTTAGAGCTAAACTGTTCTTCTACTCTATACCTAAGTATGAATACCAATTTGTTGAAGATGAAGAAACCGGCGTTATTACTAAAGAATTATTTCCTGTACATGATGATATGTTCCAACTTCCTGTAACTGAAGATTTCAATTTTGTATGGAATCAGATTATGGAGAACTTATGGGATATAGATAAGTATCAGGATATAATAGATAGAAGTGCTAATTTAGGTAATACTATTCCTTTCTTTAAATCTTTATATGATATTCTTACTTCGGAAGAAGCACCTATATCTGACAATACTAAAACTTAGTTAGAGATAACTATAAAGAGTTCTAAAGTACAGTTAGACACTATTACTACTAAACATCCTAAAGTAAATACAAGAGGTAAGTCTGAAGATGAAATAGCTAGTGAAATACAATCTAGCTTAAGTAAATTTAATTGGGTTGTAGAAGATAGTGATAATTTACGTAAAGTAGGTAGACTTCCTGCTAGATGGTCAGGTATGTTCTTCGCATCTGATGCTATAGACAGAACAGATAGTGGTAGACCCTTCATTAAACCAGAGTTTGCTAAATTCTTAAAAGACAGAAGAGGTAAATTAAGTTCTACTTTTAAAATAGTAAGTGATAGAATAAAGAAAGGTAAACCAGTAGATGATACTAAGATATAGGAAATAAAGGACACTTTATTGGATGTATTTAATGCTTTATCTATTCCTATGGATAACTTAGCATTAGATTATATGCTTAATAACTTCTATATTGGAACTACTGAATTTGATAAATTATATAATTTCTGGAAAGGCACTGGAGCTGGTAAAACAGAGAGATTTAATGAAGGTACTTTAGCTACTTTGATTAAATTAGCTGAAACTAAAGATATAGGTGTAAAATCTACATCAGGTGGTGGATACTCTAGAACTTTAGATAGAATGTTTACATTTGGTAGAAATTCTAATAGCTAGATAGCTGTGATGGCAATATCTTATGGTAAAGTACATCCTTCTCCTCAAGAATTTAGTGTTGTTGGAGCAGATGGTGCACTGATTTATCCTATTAGTGAGAATAACTACATGACAGATCAAATACGTAATATTAATCAAGATGCTAATGGTAAGAAACAATAGATATTAAGTACTCCATTCTCTGCACACAGTCTGATAGCTAATGCTAAGAATACCAAATTTAAATTGCATACTTTCTTAGCACTGAATATAGATGAATCTAGTAGAGATTATTTCGGCATTACTCCTGTTGAGGATTATATTGCTAAGCTTACTCTTACTTTTAACGATAGAATGATATTACCTACTATGTCTGACAAAAAGACTTGGTATAGCATATCAGGTATCAAAATGGTAAAAGATATTCTTACTAGTAAATATATCGATATAGGAGACGCTAATTATGCAGCTATTATTGGAGAAGATTTAACAGCTGAAAATTCTACTTATGTAGGAGAAAGAAGATTTAGTCAAGGTACTCTTAATATATTCGCTAATTACTGGTTAGATGAGTTTAATGCTGTATGGGATTATTTCTAGAAAAAAGACTATATCGCGCAACATCCTACTTTAAGAGTAGACAATTACCACGGTAAGATTAAAAATGGTAAGATGGATCATACTGGAAATGGAGGTAGATTCAGATACTTTACTAGACTGAGACTTGGTGAAGATGTTTTAAATGTCAATCAAGAATTAGCAAGATTAGAACAATATGGTACTACAGAAGAGGTTCAGAAGTACTTATCAGATCTAAAAGTATTACTGTTAGGTGCATCTAAACCTAATTCTAAAGAAGTTATAGAACCTTCTGCTCCTATATTCTCTGCCATAAACCATTTGTTACTGCACGCTACTCAAAGAGAGATGCGAGCTCTTGTAAAAAGAGGTATACTTGGATATTCAAATGGTGAATATGTTAATAAGTTAATACCTAGTAACATATTCGATTACTATAAATCAGAACTAGATAATTCAATGTATACATCTGAAGAATCTGGTCTGAAGAATCAAGATATATTATTCTCTGTAATTGGTTCTCATGTAGCTAATCAAGCTATTTCTATCATGGAAGTGGAGAAATGTTTTACAGGAGATCCTGCTTATTATAAGTGGAAGAAATCTAAATTTAAGACTGAGCAAGGAGATTCTATTGATGTTATAACTGGTAAAGATGTTGATAAGATTAAACGTTTGTCTTCTGTATTATCTACAGGTACTAATCTTAGAACTATATGGGATAATCCAGCTGAGAATGATACTAAAGTAACAGTGATGCATCTTGCTGATAATATGCTTGGTTCTGATTATTATGACGAATTAAAAAGTATATTCAGAAACTCTATTCTACGTGATCTATACAGCGAAGCTCATCCTAATTTAAGTGATAATGAGATTATAGAGGCTTTATCTACTAAATAGAAAGAAGATGCTTTCTATAATTCTCTTACTAAAAACTAGAAAGAGTTTGTAGATAGCTATACTAATGCTAGTGCTAGACCGTACGACTTCAGAAGGGACGATAAAGGAGATATTAAAGGTGGTAATATTAATCAGTCTGATGCTGCTGTGTATATTCGTCCTGCTATGTATAGACGTATTATGAAAGCTTTAGGACAATGGAGTGATGCTATCGAAGAAGCTTATCAAATAATGGAAGGAGAAGATGAATCATGGATGAATGATCCAGAATTATATCAGAAAACTTTAGCTCTTGTAGTTAAACCTTTAAAGATGGTATACTTTGGAGATCATAGAGAAAGTGATATAAATCTAAATGTTCCTGTATTCGATAAGATGGCTATGTTCCCATTATTCAAAGTAATAGCTAAGGCTGACAATAAGGTTTTGTATGACCGTATGAATAATGAAGAATTAGGAGTAATCGATATGGTTACTTTTGAATCTGCTGTTAAAGTTGGTGGTAGAACTAAATTTGAAGCTTATGAAGGTCCTAAAAATGAACACTTTAACGTTGAAGGTTTAAATAAAAAATCCTTCAATCTTACTAAGAAAGAAGGAGATTTACCTGTATTTGTTCAAGATATTCGTAATTTACGTTTACAGTTGAACACAGATCCACACGAACATATTGACCGTTCATTTGGTACTTAGGCTGTTAAAATATGTTTGGGTAATCTTATAGACGATCGAGTGTACGGTACTAATAAAGCCACTACTAAGACTGGTCAACAGATTAAGACTCAAACAATGGATGCTATCAATTAGTTATCTGATATAGGTTATAAGAGAATAATTAAGAGATTCTTCCGTAAAGGTAAACTGAATAATAAGGCTTTATCAGACTATTTGGTTAGTTAGGCAGTTAGCTCTGGTATGTCTGATGAGTTTGTTAAAGGTCTTACTCTTGATTAGGATGGTAATATACTTGTTCCGTTAGCAGCTCAGAGTAGTAGACAATGGATTGAAAGTAGAATTATATCATTTATAAATAAAGAAGTAGTAGATATTAATACTCCTGGCGGTTCTGCTATTCAGATGTCTTCATTTGGTTTAAAAGCAACTGATGCTAGAATGAAAGAATCAGAGTTAAATGGTGCATTTAATGGTGGTAATAAACTTAGATTTCTAAATAAAGATGGAAGTATGGATGTTATTCTAAGTACTAACTTCTTTAGACACATAGTACCAAAAGAATATTAGACTTCTTATGGAACTATGAAGAAATGGTTGACTGACCACAATGTAATCGGCACTAATTCTACTCCACAAGGTATTGGCTATCGTATCCCTACTCAGGGTTTGTCTTCTACTTTCTCATTTAAAGTAGTAGATGTACTTCCTGATAGATTCAGTGATACTATAGTAGTTCCGGATGAATTTACAGCAATGACAGGTTCTGACTTCGACGTTGATAAACTGTATATTGCTATGTTGAATTACGATACAGATGGAAACGTAGTTCAATATACTAATGATAAAGTAAGCGAGCAAAGTCCTGAAGCATTGCAGAATATGATAATACAGAATTATCAATTAGTAGTATCAGATACTAAGAATATGGCTGAGACTAGAGCGTCTATTGATACTCTTACTGGTATGCTACAAGATGATGTACTACCGTTAATATCAAGTTCTAGTAAACAAGAGGCAGATCCTTTCTATGAATTATTGCCTTCATTCTAGGAATCTAGAAAAGAAGAGTATACTAGTGGTAAAGCTGGTATTGCTCCATTTGCTCTTAACTCTACTAATCATGTATTAACACAGTTAATGCATCTTAATATGATATACAGTCATAGTAATGTATATCAATTAGGAGATTTAGATGCTATTAAGGGTCAAGATGGATTTAGAATTCTTGACTGGTTATCTGCTATGATTAATGCTCATGTAGACGTTGCTAAAGACCCTTACATTATTGCTTTAAATGTTAATCAGGTTACTTATAATATGACTAACCTATTACTTAGAGGTGGTAAAGGTAAGAATACTTTCTATTTCTTAGCTCAACCTATATTAAAAGAGTTATCCAATAGAGTTATCAATAGTAAAGGAGTATATGGAGCTGAGAATCTATAGGAAAACTAGATAATTACTGGATTATACAATGTGTATGGTAAGTTACTTAAAGAAGCCATAGATGCTTTGCCAGAAGGCGAAAGTAAACAAAATTGGAAAGCTAAATATAATGGTTTAGCTGAAGAAATTGGGTACTCTGCATATCCTGGAATAAAGAGTGAAGTGATAGATAAGACACAGGTATTTGATGAATCTAGTCTTATATATGCTTTAAAGAATAGAAAGCAGGATAATTTACTATTCTTATATCAATAGATTATTGTATTGCACGCTTATAAAGAACTAAGTATGGATGCTAAAACACTTAGTGAATTAGTACATAGATCTCAGATTGATACTAAGAAATTTGGTAATAATCTTGCACTATAGTTAAACTTTGTGAATTCATACTAGACATTTATATATGATAATTCCGGAGTATTTGAAATAAAAGGTAAGGAAGTAGACGATGCTTTGAAATACTACTTTAGTAATACATTCTTAAGTAAGAAGTTATATAATGCTACTACTATAGCCAGAAAGATTCTTAAGAGTCAAACGTTCCCTGCAACTTGGACTTACTAGAATATATTTAATTCAGTAATGGGTAATATTGTAGGAGGAGATATCATCAAAGGCACAGATGGCAACGATTTAATATCCTATAAACACTAGGGTGATAAGAAGTTTGTTCAGAATATAAATAGAATGATCGATAGTATAATTAGAGCTAGAGCTACTTCTAACATTGATTTCCTTAAAATGACTGATGATCAATTTAGAGGTATGTTTATAGGTAAGAATACTATGTGTTCTAGATTAACTAAACTTAAGAGATATCTGTTACTTAATAAAGAGGCTTTTCCACATCTTATTAATCAAGATGGAACTATAAAGAATGAATTATTAAATTATTTATAGGAATATCCAGCAGATGGCTTAGAAGGGTAGAATGTAGACAGAATTATTCTATCTGAATCATCAATGAACAATGACTATGATAGAGAGAATCAGTTAATATCTGCTTTCGCTCAATTACTTGAAGATACCGATGATATAGTTAGAGAATTTGCAGAAGATTTGGTTAAATATGCATATTATACTTCTTATGATGAAAGAGGAGTAAATGCGTTCTTCCATTTAGTTCCTATTCAATATAAGATTGATAATGGTTATGTATCTAATATTAAAGAAGTATTAGACCAATTTAAAAATGGAGGAGATATATCTGGATATAGTTCTATAGCTCAAACTGGGGATGATCCTCAATCTATGAGTTTTCCTTCTATTAGATTAACAATAGCTAGAAATATGTGGGATGATCCTAATATAGTTCCTAAATATAATATCAATCTTAAGCCTAATAGCAACGATCCTTTCCAACAACAATAGGAAGACCGTTCTAAGAGTAGTGATTATGATATTGTATTGTCTAAATCTAGAAGTAACATTGGAGGTAAAGCTATTACTATGTATGACAGTTTTGCTGTTCCTCACTATAGAACTAGAAGAGCGGAATTCATAACTGTAAATAATGGTTCTGGATATAATACTTCAATTCAATTATATCAATTAATTGGCGAAATAGCTTATGTAAATGATGAAGGTAAGAAGAGTAAAAGAGGAGCTAAACTAATCTATAAGAGAATACCTAAATTAGGCATTAAAGAAAATGGATTTAGAGTTAATGAATTTGCAAAAGGTGGTTTGGATATATCAGCTTTTGATCAGAATGCATTTGATGAAAATGTATTAACTGATGATAGAGTTATAGCAGAAACTGCAATGTCTAGAGTTAGATTACCTAAATTAAAGGATGAAAGTAAATTTACTAAACAATTTATACCTCTTAGTTCAGATAATATTTAGGTAAAAATAAACGGAACATAGAAGGAAATAGAGGGTGATGTATCTGATACGCAAGTAGTAGATACTACCTTTAATATAGATCCGTTATCTGAGGATAATGTAGTGTATGATGAAACAGATGTATCAGATTTTGTCAATGTTAGTTTAGAAGAATCATTTGATGGATCTGAAGCTATGGACATCATAAATGAACAGTTAGATATATTCTCTGATATGCAAGAACAATTCTCACAAGAAACAGAAGATCCTTTTGCAAATGTAGATACTTCTTCTATTGCAAATGAAGCTTTCAATATGGATGTTACTGAAGATGTGGTAGATATGACTTATCTTGCTGAAATGGGTAAGAAACGTAAAAAAGAATGTGAATAATTATGCAGTGTTTAAATTTAAATAACAAAGAAGTAAAAGCAGCTGTTGATGAAGTTGCTAAAGTGTTAGGCAGTGAAGATGCTGCTTATTATATCATATCTGAAAATAATGGTTATGCTATAGACTAGGGCCCAGATGGGTCTTAGTCTGAGCTATTTTCAGACCTTTTAAGACGTTTTGACGGAGATCGTGACCGAACTATTAGATAGATAGCTAAAACGTTTATACCAGCTTAGGAACGGTCTTCTGATTTCTTTTCAAATATAGGTGATATTACTGGTACTTGGTCAGATGGTTCTCCTCATATGAGTACTACATCAGGACAAGTAGTTGAACGTTTAAAACAGTATATACCAAAAGATTCTATAGCATACTAGATACTTGATTTATTCTCTGATACTGATATATATATTGGTATCACAGAAGAAAGAGATCAATTAGCTAATGGGGATTACATGTGGTATAGTAGTAATACTCACACTATATGGATTAGTAAAGAGATATTTGAAGAAACAGACATGGAGTACAATGCAAAAAGTATTGTACATGAAATGGTTCATGCATTTACTTCAAGATCTTTTGAAAATGTTAAAAATGGTGAGGGCACTGACTTAGAAATTAAAGTATACAATAAAGTAAAAGACTTATTAGAATTCAATAGAAAACTATACTAGGAAATACATGCTGAAAAAGGTAAGTGGACTGGTGCATTATATGGTTTAAAAGATGAACATGAATTTATAGCCGAATTTCTTACTAATGAAGAATTTGTAAATAATATAATAGATGATGCTAGATAGAAAGGATTATTTGAAGAAGTGATAAGTAAGATAAGGGAAGTATGGTCTGCAATCATTGATTTACTTACCGGAAAATAGCATGTAAAAAATACAGAAAATACTAGAGGTCTGTTAATGGAATTATTATCTTTCAATCTAGAAGATAATAATGAATCTGCTAATGTTAGATTTGAGAAGTCATTAAACAATAAAGTTAAGCAGCTTGAAACAAACATACATGAAGCAGAGAAGTATAACTTTGATACTAAAGAAGAGTTAGATAAGAGATTATCTGATATAAGATAGAACTTACTATCTGGTTTACAATCTAGATTACGTAGTATAGATATTACTGATATATCTAAAAGAACGGAAGTAATAGAGAACATTAAGTATCAAATTGCTAATCTATAGAATGCTGCTATAAGCGATTTTGATGTTATAGCTTCTTTTATTACAGACTTAAAGTTAGATGTTAGAGATGTAGGTAACAGAGTGGTAGAAGCTTATAAAGGTTAGGCTGATGCTCTAACAGACGAAGAACTCGTAGCATTAAATAAGAACTATTTTGCTTTTTACTGTGAGTAGGCTAAAGATATATATAATTCTTTAGTAAATATGAATACTTATAAATAGATTGTAGGAGAAGCAAATTATAATAAATTAATGACAGAACTACAATTATGTAAGAGTATTTTAGATTAGAGCTATGATGCGGTTAAGCGTATGCAAGTAGTTAATGCTTAGAGAATCATGTTAAAGGAAGGTATAAAGGTAAATAGTCCTACTATATATAACTATATATCTGAAAATACTAGAAAAACAGATTTTGATATTAGCTATATTACTAGAGTGTTAGGTTCTGGAGATAGAATCAATGATGAAGCTATTAAGAGTTTGTTTAATATACTATAGAATACTGAGAATAGTATAAATGAAGTGGTGTTCCAAAAAGCTAATGAACTAAATAAACTATTAAAGGTAGCAGGAAATAGAAATTAGAAGTTATTATTTGAAGTAGATGAGAATGGTAATACTACAGGTTATATAATTAGAGATTTGAACTATGGTAGATTCTACAAAGACTTAAAATAGTTTAAAGAATAGTTATAGAAAGAATTTGGTGTAGACCATCAGACTCTTCAATTACCTGAAAATATAGCTACTAGAACAGAGTATAATAAAAGACTTAATAAATGGTTATCAGAGCACTGTGAACGTAAATATACTAATGAATTCTACGATTTAATGAATTCTCTTAGCCCTGAAGCTGCTTCAGCAAGAGAGATGATAATGTCTAAGATAAGAACTTTATCTAATAAGTATAGAGATAATAATGGAGTAATTCATTATGAATCTATGACAGATGAGGAATGGAATACTCTACAACAGTATGAATTAGATAAAAAGGAATTAGCTAGTATTTACGATATATACGGTAATGAAAAGCCAGAAGGTTCTGTAGAAAGAAGAATAGCCGATGAGCTTACTGAACTAAATAACAAACTATCTAAGAATCTTAACAAGAATTATAATCAATAGAAATTCCAAGATTTGATTGAAGAAAAAAGAAACAGTCTAAGTAAGCATGAATTTAAAAAATGGATGGATCGTAATACTAGAGTAGTATATACTGAAGAGTTTTACGAACAATTAGCTAACTTAGATAGAGCTGATTATGGCGAAGCATATGCTGAATATAATAGATAGAAGAGAGCTATCTTAAATATGTTTAGAGATAACCGTACTGGTGAAGTAAACCCTAAACTAATGCCTAATTCTACTAAGAGATTGCTAGATTAGTTAGAGATTAAGATGAATAATATAAGAAAGTCATCTAAAAAAAAGAGATCAAAGACTGAGTTTAGTAAGATAGCTAGAGTAGTAGCTACTGAAGCTTATAAGAGAGATGAGGCAGCTGCATTAGCAAAAGACCAAGAAGTTCCCGGTAGTTCAGAAGTATTCTATTTAACTAATACTTACAATACATCTACTGGAACTGCTCCTAAATCTTGGTATACAAAGATTGCTCCTAAAGATAGTAAGTATATACAGGTTATTCCTTCTTCTAACTTATCTGAATTATCATCAGAGTCTCCATTTGTTAATAAGAATTATAAATAGGACAATGACGAATATTATCAGCCTAAGAGGTCAATATATGATAACAGTAAAGCGTATAATGAAGTAATGTCTAATAAAGCGTTATCTGAACTTAGAAAAGCCTTAATAGATACAATGGAGGAATCTAACAGTAAATTAAATAATCTAGAGTATTTGAATAAGTATAGACTACCTCAAATATCTGGTAGCTTATATAAACATCTTAAAGCATCTGGATTTAATCCATTTGCTGCTGTAGGTAATTATTTATTAGATGCTGCTACTGTAAAGAATGATGATGTTGGTATAAATAAAAAGGTTTTAACGTCTCCTGATGGTACTTCTTTAGCTCTTATTCCTCAATACTTTACTAAACAGCTAGACGATCCAGCTACTATATCAGCAGATATGGTAGGTTCTGTTATTCAGTATTTTAAAATGGCAGAAAACTTCAAACAGAAGAATGAAGTGAAAGGTAAAGTAGAAAATATAAAGTCATTTTTATCATAGAGAAAGTATACTGGTACTAGTACTATAGGTTCTATTAAGAGAATATTTACTGGTAAACAAGAACCTAAACTTGGAACTGATACTAATATATATAAGTTTGCAGAAAAGTTTATTAACATGAATCTATATGATGTTAAGACTAATGCTTTATCTATATCTATTAAAGACAGAGAGATAAGTATAACCAAGCTATTAAAGACTATTACTGGTTATGGTACATTACGAAATCTTGGTTTAAACTTTGCTTGTGCATTTACTGGTTTCTTTACTGCTGCTCACGCTCATCTTGTTAATTCTTTAACAGGTAGATACTATACCTTTGGCAATGCGGTAAGTGCGTTTAAAGATGTAGTATTTGATTTATTTAGACATGGTTTAAGTGTTGGTAGTAGAACATATAAGAGTAAATAGATGGCTTATATGGACTACTTTGAAGTTGGTTCTACTATGGATAGCTTATTTACTAATACTAATAGACCTAAATTTATTAATGTTATTTAGAGTCAATGGGCTTTTGGATTATACTCAGTATCTGATTATTTTATAAAAGGTCAAATACTAAATAGTGTAATGTACGATTATAAATACATTGATGGACAATTCATGCATCACGAAATGTTTTATAATAAATATGGTAGAACAGATGAAACCTAGTAGAGATGGAAGAAAGCTAAATCATTTAAAGCTTTAACTAAGTTTAGTGCTGGCAAAATAGTTGCTATTTCTCCAGAATATCAACAAGCTGTAGATAAAGCTAAGTTTACTATCGGTAATGCTGCCAGATAGTTAGCCGGTTCTGCAGATGGTCAATTAAGTCCTTTACAGAAAGCCTAGATGAGCGCTAATGTATTTGGTGCAATGTGTATGATGCATAGACAATATATCCCTATTATTCTTCAATAGAGTTTTACTATGGATAGACAATGGGATTATCAAACTCAAAGAGAAGTAGAAGCTATACTTAAAACTCCATTTAGAGTATTTGCTCAAACTTGGAAAGACAAATCAGGAGCAGATTTACTTAATACTCTTTTAAAATAGACTTTTCTTAATAGAGGTTTTTCAAGTGAGTTAGATAGAACTAATATTAAGAAGTTAAAGATAGAAGCAGTATTGTGTATGTGTTTATATCCTTTAATAAGAAACATTTTAAAAGAAGAGGCAGATAAAGATAAGAGAAATATACTTCTTAATTTATTTGCTTATGTAATGGCTAGGACTGCTTTTGAAACTACTGCTCCGTATAACCTAGTAGATATATATAGCACTATTAAAACGCCTACCCCGCTATACTCATTATTGGATAACGTTGGGTCTGTATTTTCTTATCCTTATGACTTAGTATTGTCATATACAAAAGATGAAGTAAGTAAATAGAATAAAAGAATAACTAGAGGTGCTTATAGAGGAAAAACTCAATTAGAAAGAAATGTATGGAAAATAACTCCATTCAAAAATCTAATTGAATTAAATGATATTCCAAGTAAGCGTAGATATTATGATACTTAGATTACTGGTGATTAAAAAATTAAAGGCAAGCTTTTCACAAAGCCTGCCTTTTTTGTGTAGAGTAATTCTTAAAATATAGTATCATAAAATGAACTATCTAGATAATCTTTCCAAAGTATTGCCATACTTAATATAAATTCTTTAGTACAAAATTGCGTACCGTTAGTTTGCATTATACTGAAATCAGCTTTTTGGTCATTAGTTTTTAACCTAAATCTATAGCAAACTATATCATCTTTTATTATATCATTATAGAAAAATTCATTTTCCTGAATTCTTCTTACTATATAATACTTAGGATATGTTTTATATTGAAGTATTAAAAACTCTTTATCTATAGTAATATCTATAAACAAATCTGAAGTGAATACTATTGGATTTATTTTAAATAGGGTTGCATAATAACGCAACCCTTTATTATATTTATCAAAGTTCAACTTCTTCATTGCAAACTATGTTTTCATCTACTTCAAATACTTCTTCGCATGAATCCATAGCTATTGCAATTAAAAAATCATTTAATGTCTTAGGTTCTAAGTTCTTCAATTCCATCATTTTCGTAATATTTACGAGTATGTTCCCAATTACCGGAATTGATATGATATGATATTTCTGTTAATGTTTTTGCAATAATATTTTTTCGATTGAGTAACTCCTCTTCGTTAAACATATTAAATACTCTAACTTCATTATTACCATTTGTTTGTACTGCAATAATATAAGCTTCTAAATCATAATCATCAGGATTTAAATTTAGCTCTTCTATCATATACCAAGTAATAGCACAAAGGTAAAAAGCTATCTGTCTGTAGTAATCAAATGTTTCTACAGAATGAGCAAAATTGTAGACATCACTCGTTGTCTTTAGGTCTATCAGAATAATTTTCTTATTAACGTGGTCAAACATTACTCTATCTAATAAAGATTTACACTTTATTCCATAAAGTTCCCAATTAATATGAAATTCATTATGACAGGTATATGTGGTAGGAACATCGTACAGCAATCTATTAGCTGCAATATGATCCTCAATATTTTTCTTTATAGTTTCTAGCATGTGTAAATCTGCAAATGATATTACTTTCTTTGTACTTCCTATTTGCAGATATTTAATATAGCTATCATATTTATCTACGATACCTCTAGCCTCACTTATTTGTTGAGCTGCTCCTTTATTATTACTATAAGCAGATCTATAAGACTTTAATAGAAGAGATACTTCGTTTTCTAAAGGATCAGTTAGTTTTAATTGAGAATATCTCTCACATAAATCTTTCTGCTGTTTTACCTTAGGTATTTCAAAGTCTAATATTTCATAGTCTTTCCAGAATTCTTCTGGTTGAAGTATATATTCATGTATCATAGTACCTCTTTCTAACTGAGGTAATTCTAGTCCTTTTTCCTTACCATCTAGCATATCTCGTAAGTACTTAGGACCCTTTTTTAGAAACCAACCGATAGCACTATTACTGATACGAGATGTATCAGAGTAATACTCTTTATCTATTATCATTTTATTCATAATATCTCCATTTAAAACCATTAACATGGTTTCTTTCTCCAATACAACATTTCATTATATTAGAAGAGTGCGTATTAAAATTATTAGCAGCTTCTATAATACTATCCCAACGTTTAATTTCATTCATGTCTAAATCATATTGAATTACTTTACGTGTAGTATTATCCTTATTCCTTCTAAGATGTATGTCTTTATATGTATTATTATACTCATAATTACACCATTCAAGATTACTTACATTATTATTATGTTTATTTTCATCTTTATGATTTACACATTTTAAATTAAAAGGATTAGGTAAGAATGTTTCTGCTACTAATCTATGAACTAGTAAAGTTTTATTTTTTCCTTTATTAGCTAATACCACATACTCATAGCCTGCTGTAGTAATACTCGTTTTACGAATCTTCTCTTTTATTAATTGTTTTGATCCATTTTTACTACACACATAACGTTGTAGTGATTTAATTTTTCCTGTATTACTAATTTGATATAGAGATTCATAACCTTTTATATCTTTCCAAATTTCCATTATATAATTTATATTAGTTATATATTATATAACGTAATCTTCATAATAAAGTTTCTTTTTTCAAATCATTTTAATTATTATTTTGATCATTTTCTTCTTCTATTTCTAAGTTAGTATCCCAAGGAATTTCATCTTCTGCAATTATATCTTCTAATTGCGTTTTATAAAACTCCTTTTGCATATTAAAGAATTCCTTTATCTCTTCTAAAGATAAAGGTTTTTCTCCTTTTAATTTATAGAAAGGTTCAATTAATAAAGATAGAGAATCTAAAAAACTTATCTTTTCTTGCTCTTTCATTATGTCTATTATTACGGGTTTAAAATTCTTTTTAACATTATAATTATCATCTAATAATGAACAATTATAATATCCTACCTCTCGTAAATCTCTTCCATCATGCCAGTGTCCATACAGATGAGCTAACTTAGGTCTTGGAGCATTACTTAATAATCCATTTTTAAATGGATTATCATGAGTAAGTAATATATCTATATCTTGAGGTATTTTGTTATAATGGCTTATTATTTCTCCTGTTTGGTTTTCTTCTCCAGTATCAGGATCTATTTCTCCTGGCATTATACCTTTATCTTCAAATGCCCATCTTCCTTCTTGGAACATTATCGGATTGATATAGGGACAACCATAAAACTTTATACCTTCATACTCATATTGTTCATTTATTAATATAACTAATTTGTCATTAGTTCTTGCTGATAAATCCTGTTTTAATTCATCATAATAATACTTATTATAAGCATCTTCTAAAAAGAAATCATGATTACCTGGAGTAATTATTACTTTCTTACAAGGTAATCTATTTACCCATTTAGTAAATCTAGTATACCACCAATGTCGTGATGCATCTATAGACCTTTGATCATTTAAATTAATTATATCTCCGGTGATACATAACACATCACATTCTGGTATATCTCTAAATTGTCCATGTATATCGCTTAATCCACATATTTTCATAGGATAGTAAAGGCTAGCATTTCTGCTAGCCTATTTTTTTTAGTTTAAAAATGTGTTAGCTACTAATTGTAACCATTCATCCTCATTATCATATTCCTCGTTATTATCATTCTCCTCATCATATTCATCTTCGTCTTCATCCTCTTCAGATTCACATTCTTTAGATTCCTTATTAATACTTAATTCAGAATCTGAACTAATATTCATATCTTTAAGAAGATGTTCATTAGATAATTCAGGAAACATTAATTTTTCATCTATAAATGATAAAATATTATCAATAGATAATAAATTAAAGTTATTAACAATGAAATTATAAGTAGAATCAATTTCTTCATTAGCAATACCCTTATCCTTAAGAATTTCTTTCAAGAATCGAGCATTATCATTTGCTTCAAAGTGACGAGTATAACGTACACGAGAACAACGATCTTTAAGATATTCATTAACTCGGTCTTCGTTGTTACATGTAAATAATACTAATTTCTTAGCATTTGTCTGTACTCCATCAAGCCAACCTAATAGGTCTTCTGTATCCCAATGTTTATCTACCTCATCGAAAATAACCGCTACGGGAGTAGTAAACTTACGGAAGAAATCATTAATCTGACTAGTAGGGAAATCTTCATCTACTACAATGACTGGCAAATTAGAATTTTTAGCAATTACTTTTGCCATAACTGTTTTACCAGTACCTTTAACACCACTAAGCATAATGCCAGTGGACAGCTTTGATGTCTTTTCAAAGTAAGTATTTACTCGTTTGATGAAAATATCATCATCTTTTGTAGTATATACTTTTTTTGGTAAATTTAAAGATCCATCTTCTTCAAAATATGAACCAACTCCATATCGTTCATACTTAAGATTATAAACTTTTCCATTTATTAAATCATAATCAAAACCATTAGGTTTATTAAGGATCTTATTACCTGCTTTTATAAATTCTGACATAATCTGTTATTTTTTAGTTTTTAATTCATCGATCATAGAATCGACTTGCTTTTGGTTACGAACTAAGTATAACTTATAATTCGCTTTACTCTTCATAAGAGTGTATTTAAAAATCTTCCAGCGTAATGGAAATGAGTCACCCATTAGTCCTTTACATTCAATTATGAAATTTTTACCAACAAAGTCAGGTAAATAAGTCATAGCTCTTACCTTTTCTCCATTATATTCAAACTTAGGTATAAGTTCAAAATGTATTGCTTCATATTGTGCTGGAATATTAGCTTCTTTCAGCTTCTTATATGTATAGGTTTCAAGTTTACTACGAAATTTAATTCCATCATATTCATTTGGAGTTGCATTCCGTACTTTCTTCTAACCTTTTTTCTTTGTTAATCGTTTCATTTAACCATTTTTTAACTTTATCAAATCCATTTAACTTAACTGCATCAGATATATCTTTTGCATTAAATTTCTTATGGACAAACATTGCATCTAAGCCATGTTTAAGGCTTAATTTACGACTATTTTTTACTCCAGCTACATCTCTATCAAATAGTATTATAATACGCTTAAAACGTCTCTTAAGCTGTTCTAAGATATCTAATGGAATGAATGTACTTTCTGAAGAAGGCGATATTGCCGTATAACCCATTTCATGAAGACACATTACATCTTTCATACTCTTAGTAATAAAGAGTACATTACCTTTCTTAGGCAATTGAGCATAACCTTGTATGTCATACTCTGTAAGATTGTTTCTCCATTTAGTATATTTATCTGCTAATGGTCTGTATATCTTAAAGTTATTATACACTTTATAAGCATACATAGGATTTTCAGGTTTATAAATGCCTTTAACTATACCATTGCATAAATAATATTTAATACTATTAACGTTATATTTCTTTAAAGTTTCCTTAGAAATATGAAACTGAGACCAGTAATTGATGTCTGTTAGAGTAAAGTTTTGTCTTACTACACCAATTACAGTCTCAGAAGAAGGTATGTATTGCTTAGAGCTATCGAGCTTAGTTGAAGTAGTAATATTTAACTTATCTACTATATCTTGTAGTATATCGTTATAATTTGTTAAACCTGTGTATAATGATACAAATTTAACTATATTACCACATTCTCCCGTTCCATGATCTTTGAACAAAAGTTGTTTTGTACGCTTACTATAGTATATTCCAAAAGAAGGATTCTTATCCTTACGGAATGGACTATTATAAATAGCGCCTACTTTAAATTGTCCAAGATAGTGAGTATATATATCATACTCTGTTACTTTAGATAAGATATAATCTAAAGTAATATTAGTAGGGGTTTTAACCCTTCTTTTGTCATACATAATATATGATTTTTATTGTGGAATGTGTGGGAATCGAACCCACTACATTAGTATCTTTCCTTTTCTAAAGAACATTCCGTATATCCTATAGGCTCTCACACTATAGGATAAAATTTGTTATTGTTTGTTAATATAATAAATTATTTTTTACAGTTCTATGTTTGCATAGATTAACTAAAAATAAAGAAAACCCTTGGTTCTATATTCAAGAGCGACTTGACCATCAACTCAGGCTCGAATTCTCATATAGTTAAGCAGAGAACAATAAAATTCTTTAAAAAATATTAAAGACTATAATTTTCTCCAAACTGTCAAGATAAATATGTATCATAGGACTTACACCTATCATTCATTACATCTCATCATTATACTTTAGGAATAGCATAATAGCTCTTTATGGCTTAACGTTTCTAATCTACCTTGAATAATTCTTCAATTTGTTTCAATTTTGCATCAGCAGATTCTTTAGATAGACACTGACCATGATTAATTACTATATTTTCTTTTGTTTGCTCTATATTAAGTGGTATAGCATGTCCCATTCCCCAGCCATTTTTGTAATGACCTTTTTGATGAGCAAACATATAATAACGAAAAAACCAAGGACTAATACCATTTAATATTAATCCTTTATTCATAGAATCTTCATGTTTCTTTAAACATACACGTACTTCATATATTACACCTGTTTCTTCTCTCCAGCTACCATAAGCATCTCTAGTAGAATCACAGGCATATATTGCAACTCTATATCCTATATTTTCAAGCATATCTACAATTTGTATAGCTGTATAGGCTTTATTAAGCATTTCTTTATAACCTATGTTGCAATTTTCAGATATTACTACATATACGTTTATAAGACGTCCACTTCCTATTCCATGAGTTTTTACTCGTTTTCTCATTGCTGGAAAACCTTCAAGTAATCTATCATAATTCATGTCATCTCCATCAAACTCGTCATAAGTATAACTACGTTTAGAACCTCCTAAATCAACATTTAATTCTATTTCTTTAAGACCATCTAAACCTTTAAGATAGCAATACTTACTCTTTTGTATATCATC